GTAACAGTAGTAGTAGGTGCTGATCAAGTTAATGCTTTCCAATACCTAGTGCGTCCAGATAAGTCTGGTGTTGAACCGTATAAACAATTTGGCTTAGACAGCATGAACGTTATTGCTCGTCAAGAAACAAATGACCCTAGCAAAGATGAAGAAGGTCCACGTGCTACGCCAATGCGTCAAGCACTAATTGATCCTAACATGAATGACCAAGAGAAATTTGCAGTATGGCGTGATGCAATGAGTCCTGAACTAAGTGATCAAGAAGTACGCACTTTGATGGCCACTGCATTACAGCGTATGCAAGATTTTAGTAAACCTAAGCCAAGAGTAAAAAAAGAAAAAGCAGTTGGTGAAGAAGCCGCAGGTGTTGGCATTGTTACAAAACAAAACACAACTGCCGACGTTGGTCCTGGCACATTAAACAAAATGCTTAAGGCATTTAGATTAAGATGAAACAATATAGGATTACTACTGATCATCTAAATCAGGATAGTTCTGATGATTGCTATCTAGATCCTAATGATCCCATTCACGAATTAAAAGCAATCCAGCATTTAGCTGGGTTAGGCAGCACTGCAAGACTACAAGAATATAGAGGTTTGCAGGGTAGCAACATTAGTGGTACAGGCGATAACAAAGGCCAACTAATGAAGCAAAATAATATAAAGCCCGGAACCCCAGAATGGTTTCAGCTTTGGTTTAGTTTACCTTATATGACTGGCGAAAAGCCTGTTGGTAAGTAACCAAATAAATACACTACATTGGAGAACAAATATGGAATTTGATTTTGATTTCACTTTAGAAAAACTTGCGGCATGCTTACATAAGAACAAAAACCCACAACCTTGGTTTGAAGCATTAAACAAGTACTTGCCACAGTTTGAAATTAATACGCCTGCTCGTGTTGCTGGCTTTGTAGCACAGTGTCAACATGAAAGTGCTGATTTTACTATCCTACAAGAAAACTTAAATTACAGCGCAAAAGGCCTTAACGGTACATTCCGTAAATACTTTGTAACAGAAGAAGTAGCTAAACCCTACGAACGCAAACCAGAAATGATTGCTAATCGTGTGTACAGTGGACGCATGGGTAATGGTCCAGAAGACTCAGGTGACGGTTGGAAATACCGTGGACGTGGACTAGTTCAGTTGACTGGTAGGTCAAACTACACAGCGTTTAGCCACGATGTATTTGGTGATGACCATGTGGTCGAAAATCCAGATTTAGTAGCACACCCAGAGTATGCTACATTGAGTGCTTGCTGGTTCTGGAACAAAAACAAATTAAATCAATGGTGCGATGCTGGCGACGTAGTAACACTAAGTAAACGTATCAACGGCGGCACTATTGGACTTGATGACCGTATTGCTCATTGGAATCAAGCATTAGAGATTTTTGAAAGTTAAAATGAAGGTCTGGGAAATATTACATGAAGAAGCAACTGCTGGTGCTACAAGTGCCGGCAATATTGCTGCCGTTGTAAGTCCGCACCTTGCTATAGGTAGTAAATCACGTAGAAAAAAGTACGGTAAGGGCGGAAACCCCATGCCACCTAAAGCAAAACAGGCTAAGAATAAAGACGGAACTGCTAAAAATGCATTGGATATCAAGACCAGCATTTTTGGCGGATCGCCCTTAAAACGCTAAATATACTATAAACGGAGTTTAAACATGCACATCGATATGCAACCACAAATGGATAACAGACCAGACAACGAAGGCGCAATGGCCAAAGCTGATCTTTACAAACTAGCAAACTACAGCTTAAAACTATTTAAAATGATGGAGGCCGATGCACAACTAGAAGGTTGGGTACAAGCTAAAATTACAAAAGCGGCTGATTATATTGCTTCAGTATACCATTATTTAGAATATGAAATGAAGTTTAGTGAGTACGGACAAGCTATCGATAACAATGACGTTTATACTGAATCACAAAAGCGACAACTAAAGAATAAACTCTTAGAAGCTAAAGAAAAGATTAAGGATCTTAAGAAGGCGCAAGCTGAAAAGGTCAAAAAGAAAGAAAAGAAAGAAGAACTTAGTGAAGCTCGCGCTACTGATAAAAAGAAAGGCGCAGTTACTAAGTCTGAAAAATCACAATACTTTGCAAAAACAACAAGTAAAGACGGTAAAACCACTAAAGGTTCTACACATGAAGCTGGTGAAGGCGAAAGTGAAGGCGATGTAAGAGATCGTGTTGAGCGTGACGCTAGAAGCAAAGGCGAAACAGTTGATAGTTTCCGTAAAAAAGAATTAGACGAAGCTAAGAAAGCTAAAAAAGATTACGATAAAGACGGTAAAGTAGAATCTGAAAAAGACGAAGTTATTGGTTCACGTCGTAAGGCTGCTGGCCTAGATGAAACCAAAGGCAAAAAGCCAGACTTCTTAGATATGGACAAAGATGGCGACAAGAAAGAGCCAATGAAGAAAGCAGTTGCTGATAAGAAAGGTGCTCCTAAGAAAGGTGTAAATCCTTTTGCTAAGACAAATGAAGCTACTGATAAGTGCAACCATACTGCTAAAGGTAAATCATGTCCTGTACACGGTTTGAAAGAATGCGGTAGTATGTACGAAGCTAAACCAAGTGCTGGTATGTCAGCTAAAGAAAAATCAGCTGTTGCTAAAAAAGCAGTTGCTGGTAAAGACATTGGTAAGCCAGGCAAGTCATTCGACAAAGTAGCTAAGGCTGCTGGTGGTGGTGAGAAAGGTACTAGGATTGCCGCAGCCGCTATGTGGAAAAATCAAGCGAAGTAATCATGGATATTAAAAAAATACTTTCTATTGTTGATGGTCCCGGTAAGCAAAGTCTTACTGAGAGCAAGAACATGGCCAAAGATATGGTCATGCAACATTATTCGACTCCAACAGTAAATGCTGTTACAAAATATCGTAGCAATATTAACGAATACTTTAAAGCAGTTGATACTGAGATGCAGAGTGTATTGGAAGAATCAAAAGAACAAAAGAAAGTAGCAGTAAAAAATATCGTTAATCGTGTACTAACACGTTTGGACGAAAGCAAAACTGAAAAAGATTCACCAAAGCCACGTAACTTTGTTGCTAAAAATGCAAAGATGGGTGGTGCTGGTCAACACAAAGACAAAAAGAAAGCTGAGAAGCAGGGCGATGTAAAGCACAAGCAAAAACAGTTTGCTGAAGGTGTGGCGGAAGGCCGCTTTGGTGGCGATGCGTATGCCCGTGATTATGCTTCCAGTATTGATGGAATGGACGGCAGTGACAAACGTGATTTTAAACGTCGCGAAATGGAACACGAGTTAGGACACGAAACTAACAACTATGCTGTTGCTATTAACGGTAAAACTTGGAAAGTGTTTGGAACAAGAAGTCATGCTGAAGCAGTGGCAAATAAAATACAAATGCGTGATCCAGCTAAAAAAGTAAGTGTACACGAAACTGGTGCACCAGTTAGTGAACAGTTGGCAGAAAGTTATGGAAGTGTTGAAGTTGGTTCACCAGTTAAAGTATACAGTAACGTATTAAAGAAAACAGTATTTGGTAAAGTTGTAAAATTACAAGAAGGCCGTGCTTATGTTCAATATAATAATACAAAAATTGTTATGGGGCATCCAATCAACGAAGTAGCGGCAGTGGCAGCGCCAGCGGCATCAATGGGCGGGAAGTTGGCAAGTAGGCTAGTTCCTGGATTAGGTTTGGCAGTTAGCGGATACGATGCGTATGACCGTGCCAAGAAAGGCGACTATACTGGTGCGGCACTTTCAGGTGCGGCTGGTCTAGCAAGTTTAATTCCAGGTGTTGGAACAGCGGCTTCGATTGGTTTAACTGGCGCACAGTTAGCTAGAGATTACAAAAAGAAGACTGGTGCATTTGCTCCAGACGAAGCTGAACCAGGACAGGCAGCAACACCCGCTCCGGCTGGTAAGGGAACAATTCCAAACCCAACTAAATATCCAACAACTGATGCAGAAATTAGAGCATTCCAACAAGCAAAAGGTTTAGCTATTGATGGAAAGATTGGACCAAAGACACAGGCAGCATTAGATGCGGCTGGAATTAAAAAGCCAGCACAGGCAGCAACGCCCGCACCAACAGGAAGTAATGTGGCAGCGGCTGCGAGAACAGTTGCCCCGGCTGCTAGTGCTATTGCACAGCGAGCATTGAAATAATTCAAGGAAAAAGAAAATGGACTTACAAAAATTAATTGCAAAGATGGATCAAATTGAAGCTAAAGGTATTAACGAAGCTGGTGATCCTGCTGAATATGCTCGTGCTCAAGCGCAAATGGCTAATTTAGAAAAGGCTGCAAAGTATACAGGTGATGACGAAATTGTTCGTGGTCGTATGGGACTTCCGCCAAAACTTCCTCCAATTGAACAATGGGATGGAAAAATGCCACAACCAACAGGCAAACCTGATTGGATTGCACAATTAGGTGCTGGCGGCGGAATGCAACAAGCTCAACGAGCCGCTGTTACACAAAATAAGGCCGGTGATACTAGCGCCGCATTTGTTAAAGATATGATTGCTAAGATTACTCCTTTATTGGCACAAGCTGAAAAAGAGATGGCTCCTGCGGCAGCTCCAACGGCAGCTCCTGCAACTGAGAATTTTAGAAGTGGCATTGCTAAAGCATTAACTGAAAGCTTAGGCTATAAGTTAAAAGAAGGTGCAATGGAAGAATTGCAACCATTAATGGCACAAGTAGCAGATATCGATGATCCTGCAATCAAACCATTGCAAGACAGATATGCGGCGTTACTGAACAAACCAGCGGCAGGTGCGGCAGGCGGTGCGGCAGGCGGAGCGGCAGGCGGAAAAACTGTTGATCCAGCTAAACTAAAAAGATTTAAAGAACTGTTAGCTAAACTACAAGGTGCTAACGCACCAGCACAAGCGGCAGCTCCTGCGGCAGCTCCTGCGGCTACTGACCCAATTAGTGCAAACGCAGTACCAAAAGCAGAAGCACGTTTATCAGAAGCTGAAAAGTATGCTCAACTACGCGATAGATTAATAATGATTGAACAACAAGAAGATCAGCAAGTTGATGAATTCTTAGGTGGTTTAGCAAAAGGTGCGGCAGCATTAGGTAAAGGTGTTATGAACGTTGGCAAGAACTTTGCTGGTGGTTTGCAAGGCGCCGCTACTAGTGGCGGTCGTACTGCCGCTGGTCAGTTTGCTAAAGCAAGTGGTGCGGCAAAAATGGCTAACACAGCAGGCAAGGTGATTGCTAAGAATCCAGTTAAGACAGCAGTAGCGGCTGGTGGTATTGGTGCGGCAGCTGGTTATGGTCTAAGTGGCGGTAAGCCTGGAGAAACACCTCCAGCCCAAGGTGCTACTCCAGTTCCAGGCAAACCAGGTGCTCCAAAAGTACCAGGTGCTCCGGCAGCTCCAACAGCTCCAACAGCTCCAACAGCTCCAACAGCTCCAGCGGCATTATCTACAGAGGAAGAAGGAGAATTAGGAGTATTAGCTCAAGAGTTTGATGGCCTAATGGGACAAAGTCCTGAGTTAGATGCAATGCTTTTACAATATGAAAAATTGCGTCCAGGTGCAATAAACGCACAACCGTAATTGGTATTTAAAATGGCAGGTAAATCCTGCCATTTTTACCTTTAAAATTTCTTAGGTGTTGACACTGCGAGATAATTAGTATATAATAGGCTTATACAAGGAGAATTACATGTCAGGACGTTCATACGGCGCTGAGGAAAAGGCAAAACTAGAAAGATTAATCAACGAAGGCAGTACAGTATTGCGTGAGATTGAAGATTTAAACGAAGGTCTCAAAGATACTGTTAAGGCAGTTGCAGAAGAATTAAATATTAAGACTAGCGTTATTAATAAAGCAATTAAAATTGCCCATAAAGGCGATTGGTCTTCACATAATGAAGACTGGGCAGAGATCGAAGCTATTTTAGATATTACTAAAAAAATCTAAATATAACTATACAGTAAGGTTTGACCAGCCACAAATGGTCACATTAGGTGTTTGTCAGCCGAAAATGACATAAGGAGAATAGATGAGCTATGTAGACGCATGGTTCGACCGAGAGAACGATATGGTTCGTGTGGTTGAACGCAACAAAGCAGGCAAGAGGGAATTTAGAGACATTCCAGCCCGCTACACATTTTACTACGAAGACGCTAAGGGCAAGCATACAAGCATATATGGCACCCAGGTTACAAAAGTCGTATGTAAAACACAAAAAGACTTCCACAAAGAATTAAAAATACATTCAAACAAAAAGATATATGAAGCTGATATTAATCAGGTATTTGTATGTTTAAGTGAGAATTACATTAATGCTGAGCCTCCAAAGCTAAACGTAGCTTGGTGGGACATTGAGGTGGACTTTGATCCAGAAAGAGGTTATGCATCACCAGATGATGCATTTATGCCGATTACTGCTATCGCTGTTCACCTACAATGGTTAAACACTATGGTCTGTTTGGCAGTTCCGCCAAAGACGATGACCATGGAACAGGCAAAGGAAGTAGTCAAAGATATTCCAGATATGATGCTGTTTGATAACGAAGCAGACATGCTGGATACATTCCTAGACTTAATTCAAGACGCAGATGTTATTAGTGGCTGGAACAGTGAGGGATTTGATATTCCTTATACTGTTAACCGTGTTACTAAAGTATTGAGCAAAGAAGACACAAGACGGTTTTGTTTGTTTAATCAATTTCCTAAACGCAGAGAATATGAGAAGTTTGGTAAAACTGCCGTAACATACGATCTTGTTGGTCGTGTACATTTGGACAGTTTAGAGTTGTATCGTAGATACACTTATGAAGAACGACACACATATCGACTGGATGCCATTGGTGAACTAGAAGTAGGCGAAAACAAAGTTCCATATGAAGGCAGTTTGGATCAACTGTATAACAATGACTTCCGTAAGTTTGTAGAGTACAACAGGCAGGATACTGCATTGTTGGATAAAATGGATAAGAAGTTAAAGTTCATGGATCTTGCCAACACATTGGCACATGAAAATACAGTATTGCTACAAACAACAATGGGCGCGGTTGCTATGACCGAGCAGGCTATTATTAACGAAGCACATCGTAGAGGATTTGTTGTACCTAGCAGAACTAAAATGAGTGAGCGTGAAGATAGTGCGGCGGCTGGTGCGTATGTTGCTTATCCTAAAGAAGGTATTCATGACTGGATCGGTTCTTTAGACGTTAACAGTCTGTATCCCAGTGCTATTAGAGCACTTAACATGGGTCCAGAAACTATTGTTGGGCAGTTGCGTCAAACAATGACTCAGGAATACATCGATAACCAACTTGCTAAAGGCAAAAGTTTTGCGGCTTCATGGGAAGGTAAATTTGGTAGTGACGAATACACTGCTGTGATGAGTAAAGAAGTTGGTACTGATATTACTGTTGACTGGGAAGGCGGTGACACTGATGTGCTAAGTGCCGCAGAAGTGTATCGATTAATCTTTGAAAGCAATCAACCATGGATGATTAGTGCTAACGGTACTATCTTTACCTATGAAAAAGAAGGTGTAATTCCAGGCTTGCTCAAACGTTGGTATGCTGAACGTAAAGAGATGCAGGCCAAACTAAAAGAATGTATCAAAGCAGGTAACAAAGTAGAAGAAGAATACTGGGACAAGCGACAACTAGTTAAGAAAATTAACTTGAACAGTTTATACGGTGCTATTCTTAATGCAGGTTGCAGATTCTTTGATAAACGCATCGGACAAAGTACTACATTAACTGGTCGTCAAATTGTTAAGCACATGGCTGCTAAGGTTAATGAGATTATCACAGGAGATTATGATTACCGTGGCAAATCTGTTATATACGGCGATACTGATAGTTGCTATTTTTCTGCTTATAAGACGCTTAAGAAAGATATCGACTCGGGGGCGATTCCGTGGACGAAGGAAACCGTAATTGGTTTGTATGATCAAATTGGGGAAGAAGTTAACGGCACGTTCCCGCAATTTATGTTAGACAATTTTCATTGTCCGAAGTCACGTGGTGAAGTTATTAAAGCAGGTCGTGAGATTGTTGCAAGTAAAGGACTGTTTATTACTAAAAAACGTTATGCAGTTTTGTATTATGACAAAGAAGGCAAGCGTAGTGACGTGGATGGCAAGCCTGGTAAGATCAAGGCCATGGGGTTGGATCTCAAGCGTAGTGATACTCCAGTGTTTATTCAAAACTTTTTAAGTGATGTACTGGAGAAAGTGCTTACAGGTGCAACTGAAAAAGAAGTACTTGAGCACATTACTGCATTTAGGACAGAATTTAAAGCACGTCCTGGTTGGGAGAAAGGTAGTCCACGTAGGGCTAACAACGTCACCGAGTACGAAGAAAAAGAAAAGAAAGCGGGTAAGGCCAATATGCCAGGTCATGTTCGTGCAAGTATTAATTGGAATACACTAAAACGTATGTACCAAGACAAGTACTCCACTAACATCACAGACGGTGCTAAAGTAATTGTTTGCAAAATCAAAGACAACCCAATGGCATATACTAGTGTTGCATACCCTGTTGATGAGTTGCGGTTGCCACAATGGTTTAAGGATTTGCCGTTTGACCATGCTGAAATGGAAGCTACAATTATTGACAACAAGCTGTCTAACTTAATTGGTGTACTTAAATGGGACGTACAAAGCACAGAGGAGAAGAACACGTTTAATAAACTGTTCGAGTTCTAATATGAAATTTATTATAGCAGGGTACGGGTTTGTAGGCAAAGCTGTAAAGAGTGCATTAAAAGACAAACACACAATCGAAATTGTTGACCCACAGTTTACAACTAATGAGATTAAATTTCATTATGACGCAGACGGAATTATTGTATGTGTGAGTACGCCAAGTGACAGTGATGGAAAGTGTGACATTAGTAGTGTGTTAGATGTTATTAGTCAAACACCTGTACACATTCCAGTATTAGTTAAAAGTACAGTAAGTCCTGACCTAGTTAGAACTATCTTAGACAAGTACACTGAACATAGTATTGTGTTTAGTCCAGAATTTTTAAGAGCTAAATCAGCGATTGAAGATTTTGCTAATCAAAAATATATGGTTGTTGGCGGCGATGATCCATTAGACTTTTGGCATATTGTTTTTAGAGATAGCTTGCCAAACTTGAAAGTTGTACATAAATGTACTGCTGAAGAAGCGGCGATTGTCAAATATGCAACTAATAGTTTTTTGGCCACAAAAGTTTCATTCTTTAATCATTTGTATGATATTTGTGAAGCAAGTGGACAAGATTTTGATATAGTTAGGCAACTAGTATGTCAAGATGTTAGAATTGGAACTAGCCATAGTATGGTTCCTGGGATAGATGGCGAACGTGGCTGGGGAGGGCATTGCTTTCCAAAAGACACATCATCGTTTGTTCAATATGCAAGAACTTTAGGTCAAAATTTTGATTTATTGGAAACTGCTATTGAATATAACAATAAGGTAAAAAAAGTGGTTGACATTAACGACTTTTCTAAATAAAATAGTAAAACATGGAGATTAATATGAAAGACATTTTGCAAGACATCGTAGCACATACGCACAGCCTAGGCTTCTTACCAACAGTAAAAGTAACTGGTGAAACTGATGCAACAACAATCGAGTCTATGGCCGAAGACCGTAGCGTTATTGTTAATGCTAAAACACACAAATCCGTTGGCGAGTTCAGTGGTGTGTTTGGTATGCCTAACTTGGACAAGTTAGCATTACACTTGAAGAATCCAGAATATAAAGAAAACGCAAAGATTAATGTTGTTAAAAGTCAACGTAACGGCGCAGAGATTCCAACAAGTTTGCACTTTGAGAATGCCGCTGGAGACTTTGTCAATGACTACAGATTTATGAGTACTGAAGTTATTAACGAAAAACTTAAAAGCGTCAAATACAAAGGTAGTGGTTGGGAAGTAGAATTCGAACCAGCAGTTGCGGCTATTGGGCGTTTAAAACTACAGGCCGCGGCACACAGTGAAGAGTCAGTGTTCCAAGTTAAAACAGAAGATGATAACTTGGTATTTTTCTTTGGTGATGCATCAACACACGCAGGATCGTTTGTATTCCAACACAATGTTGGCGGCAAGCTAAAGCACACATGGAGCTGGCCAATTAACCAAGTGATCAGTATCCTCGGTTTAGATGGCAAGACAACAATGCGAATCAGTGATCAAGGCGCAATGCAAATTACTGTAGACAGTGGTATTACAGAATACAACTACATTTTACCAGCACAAAGTAAGTAATGAACAGAAACTTAACAGCAACACAGAATGATTATGCGATGTTTTTGCCAGCAACATCGACATTTTATTCTACGTTTGTAGGAAAGCAAAGACACTTTAATTATGTGGATCCAAATAGAATTCCGCCTGCATTTAAAAACGGTGCTGAAAGTCTTAACTATTTGGATCCAGTAAAAGGTGAATTTTATTATCAGTGGTGTTTGTACTCAGCAGGTCATGCTAACCTAGACCTTAACAAGTTTGATCCTAAAGAGGACATGTTCCGTAATAGAGATCGTAAAACAAGTTGGGTCTTAGGTGACTCTGGTGGTTTCCAAATTGGTAAAGGCAAGTGGGTCGCTGACTGGAAAGATCCTAATTGTCCCAGGGCTATGAAAAAGCGTAAACAAGTATTGACTTGGATGGACACGCTAATGGACTATGGTATGATTTTAGATATCCCCAGTTGGATTGCTAAAATTCCAGAGAGTCAAAAAGCTACAGGTATTACTAGTTATATTGATGCCGTCAATGGTACATATATCAATAATGATTACTTCGTACAAAATCGAAACGGCAACTGTAAATTCTTGAATGTTTTACAGGGCGAGAATCATGCACAAGCAGACGATTGGTATGATCGTATGAAAAAGTATTGTGATCCTAAACAATATCCAGATTCACATTTTAATGGCTGGGGTATGGGTGGTCAAAATATGTGTGACATACACCTTGTGTTGCGTAGACTTGTAGAGTTACGTTTTGATGGCTTGTTAGAAAAAGGCAAACAGGATTGGATGCACTTTTTAGGAACAAGTAAATTAGAATGGGCATTACTATTAACAGACATTCAAAGGGCTGTACGTAAGCATCATAACGAAAACTTTAATATTAGTTTCGACTGTGCTAGTCCGTTCCTTGCTACTGCTAACGGTCAAATCTATATTCAAACAGAATGTGAAGATCGTCAAAAGTGGACATATAGAATGACATCTAGTGCTGATGACAAGAAGTATGCTAACGATACTCGCTTGTATAAAGATGCAGTTATTCAAGACGGCATTTTAAAAGTGTTTGAATCTAGTCCTATTATTGATCAAATTAAACTTAACGAGATCTGTATTTACGGTCCAAATGATAAAAACAAGTTTGGTCAGATTAATAAAACATCATGGGATAGCTTTAGTTATGGCATTATGATGGGACACAATGTTTGGATGCACATCAATGCTGTACAAGAAGCAAATCGTCAATATGACGCAGGTAGATGCCCTAATATGCTAGTGGACGAAAGATTTGACCAATTGTTCTTTAAAGACATTGTTGAAGCTATTTTTGCTACTAGCGATAAAGGAACTGCATTAAAATTAGTCGAAGAGTTTAATAGTTTTTGGAATCGTATTATTGGTACACGTGGAGCAAGTGGAAAGAAAGCAACAAATCCAAGTACTAAGTTTGCCGAGTTGTTTGACAGTGTAGAGCCACAAGCTGTACAATCAGAACACATTGATGAATTTACTGAAGAAGAAATTGATAAACTTGAGCAACTTGACGAAGGTGTGGAGAATGACGTTACCTGACGAAAGATATCGAGCAGTAGTACAGACTCAAAGATTTTTATTAGAGATCTTGACAACTCCTCGAGTTCCAAAAGCAATTAAAGACCGGGCCCGCAGTTGCTTGCGACACTATCCCAACGATTGGGATATGAAACAAGCCGCTGAAGGTTCTCCGCATGTATTTGCTGAGCAAATGGAAGCAGTAACTCGTTTGTTTAAATCTTACGAGGAAAATAAAAATGAGCAAAAGTAGCCTAGTAGTTGGCATGGGTATTGGTCAACTTTACAAAAGTGTACTAACTAAATTAGGACATACAGTTGTAACCGTTGACATGGATATTAACAAAGGTGCAGATTTACCTACAGTTGAATCTGCTATACTTGCTCATGCTCCTTTTGATACTGTGCATATCTGTACACCTAACTTTACACATGCCAAACTTGCTAAACAATTAGCACCGTATACAAAAATTATGTTTATCGAGAAGCCAGGAGTATCAACGAGTACTGTTTGGTGCAACATGCTTTTAGAAAATCCTTACACACGTTTTATTATGGTTAAAAATAATATGTGGCGTGACAACATTGCAGAGTTACAAGCATTGGCTATTAAAGCAAAAACTGTACACATTGAATGGATCAGACGTAATTGTATTCCACACCCAGGTAGTTGGTTTACTACACGAGAATTAGCGTTTGGCGGTGTTAGTAGAGATTTAATGCCGCATTTGTTGAGCATTTATATTGCTCTTAATACAAGCTGGCGCAGTGAACAAGTTAACGGCAAGGCTACATTACAGCAATGGCAGTTGTCAGAAATTGATAGCACTGACTACGGAGTCATTAATCCTAATGGTGTTTATGATGTTGACGACAAGTGTGTTTTTAACTTTGGCAACAAGTGGAAATTAGAAGCAAACTGGCGTAGCATGGACAATGAAAGCAGTGCCATTAAATTTATTATGCAAGATAATAGTGTAGAAACATTTGAACTTGGATGGTGTCCTGAAGAAGCATATCATAATATGATTGTAGATGCTATTAATAATACTGATAATCCAGATTTTTGGAATAAACAACTAGAGCAAGATTTATGGATACATCAGCAAGTGGAGACCGTATGACAAGATGTTTGCAAACAACAGGGCAAGGTTACTTTGAAGAAGTAACATACGATGTTCCGCCATTAACTGAAGATGAGATTTGTGTGCGAGCAGTAATGACTGGAGTCTGTCGTAGTGATATAGATATGATGCAAGGTAACTTTGGTCCATTACCATTACACATGCAGGGTCACGAAGGTCTCGGTAAAGTGATTGGAATTGGTGCTAACATTACTAATGTAAAATTTGGTGACTACGTTGCTACCCGTGGTGAGCCTGCGTATGCAGATATTTACAATGTTCGTAAAGATGAATACGTACAAGTACCCGAAGCTCATCCACGCTATATCTTAGAACCAGTTGCTTGCGGAATAAATGCTGTAGACGTTGCAGATTGTTCTAGACAAGATAAAATACTTATTCTAGGTAGTGGCTTCTTAGCTTGGGTAGCTTATCATACACTAACTAAATTCAAACATTGTGAAAATGTTGATGTATTAGGATCTAGTAACATAGAATTGTGGGGAGATAAACTATTACTAGGAACTAGCGAAAGCTATGATGTAGTAATTGACTTATCTGGCAAATATGAGCTGGGCACAGAGATTAACCTAAATAACAATGCGCTAATTGTTGATGCAGTTGGCAAAGCAGTATCTAGAGAAGAAGCACAGACACAACTTTGGAAAGCTGTAACTACAATCAAACCAAGTCCCCGTAATCCAAATTTTCATCAATGCATGAAAGATGCTGTTTGGATGATTGAAAACGGTAAACTTGATGTTGACTCTTTCTGGACAAAAGCATATAATAGAGACATAGAGTGGCAACAAGCGTTTGTAGACGGTGTTAATCGTCCAAATGGTTATAGCAGAGGATATATTAAATGGGATTGAATACCGAAGAACGACAAAACATAGTCTATTTTACAGGCTATGAAGTTGAACATACAATTTGCCATGGTATGAAAACTTTATTTGTTGTAGGCACTCCGCCAGTACAAGAGATTCTTAATAAAGCCGTTGAAACAGACGTTACACACATTTATTTTGGAACTAGTCAAAGTTTTAATCCTAAAGCAATGACTCAGGAAGAATATGCCGCATGGGATGAAGTTATCCTTGGATGTTTGAAGAAAGACTATTGGGTTACTTTAGACTTTGGTGTTGAACACATTGAAGGTGTAATCGAAAGCGGGTATTCTGAATATCAAAAGTTTGTTCCTATGATTAGTGTAAAATTGCCTTATATTAATCAACTTAATTACAATGCTACTCTCAAACTTGACGACATTACTTGGGGTAAGACAAACCCAGGTGTATGGACTCACCATCTCCAAAGCCTAATGAGTAAAGATAAATTTACTTACTGGGATCAATATACACAAGACACTCCAACATGATTATCAAACAAGACATCCGTCCTCTTAAAATGATTTGGGTTACCTTCCAGAAAGAAGGTATGCACAAGTACCCAGCCGCACTTACAGATCCAGCACTTGCAACAGGTGACGAATATGATGTAAGTTTTCTAGGCTACCCACATCGTCATACATTCCATTTCAAAGTATGGATTAGTGTTACACATAACGATAGAGATATCGAATTTATTCAGTTTAAACGCTGGTTGGAAAAGCTGTACACAGGTGCTCTCCAACTAGACTACAAGAGTTGCGAGATGATGTCAGATGATTTACATGACGCCATCTCCAGCAGGTATCCAGACCGTGAGGTTTGGATTGAGGTCTCCGAAGACGGAGAAAATGGTTCATTTATTAAGTACTAAAATTAAAGGAAATACTCCTATGAAAAACGAAGTCGTGAAGATTTTTGATGACCTGGACAACTATCTCGACTTTTGTCGTTTCGAGTTGCGTGATTACACACCTACCGATCTATATAACAGAGAAAGCCAAAACTGGCGTGACTTTGAATATAGTCGCCGTCCTAAGAAGCCGTGGAATGGTGAGCGCAAGCCGTACTTGGGTAAAAACCCTCGTCCGCATAATCCAAACTTCAATAACAAACCAAGGTTTAGAGACTGATGCAAGTCTTTTTAGTCGACCTTGAAGCAGTTGACACACGGTACACGGGTCAATGGAAAACCCATGTACCTGATCTCTTACGAAAGGCAGGTCACAATGTTCAAATTATCTCTGGCCCTGAAGATATTCCTTCAGCCACTACTCCTGGTGCTTTTCTTAATTTTGGTGGCACCAATATATACAAGGCTAAACAAGTTGAAACCTTGGGTAGGTTATTTTGCGACGGAGCCGTTCGCCCAGGTGATCATTTTATATTTACTGATGCTTGGCACCCTGGTATCATCAATCTCAAGTACATGGCCGAGCTCCTGGGCATTCCAGTAACTACACACGGACTATGGCATGCTGGCAGTTATGATCCACAAGATTTCTTAGGACGTCTTGTTGGAGATAAGCCTTGGGTAAGACACGCTGAAAAGAGTTTCTATCACGCATTTGATCACAACTACTTTGCCACAGACTTTCACATCGAAATGTTTAGAAACAATCTGTTCGGTGAAGATCAGTTTTCGTACAAATCAATTACTCGTACAGGTTGGCCTATGGAATATATGGGCGACACATTGTTGCAATATCAAGGCATGGCCAAGCGTGATCTTATTTTATTCCCGCATCGCATTGCACCAGAAAAGCAAGTTGAAATTTTTAGAGACCTAAAACATCAATTACCGCAGTATGAATTTGTTGTTTGTCAAGATCAACAATTAACTAAGAACGAATATCACAATTTGTTAGGCGAAGCCAAGTTAGTCTTCAGTGCTAACTTACAAGAAACGCTTGGTATTAGTTGTTACGAAGGTGCAGTTGTAGATGCTATCCCAATGGTTCCGGATAGACTTAGCTATACAGAAATGTATTTTGATAATTTTAAATACCCTAGTGTATGGACTGAATCATACGAAGCATACGAAGCATATCGTCCAGAACTGTGTGGGAAGATCATACAGTATATGAACAATTACAAGTCTATGATCCCGAACATAAGAAAACAAAAGGATGCATTACATGAACACTTCTTCAGCGCAAACGGATTACTCGATAACATCAGACGATGATATCCACACTATAACATTTGCTAACGATACTACTGTAGGAACTGGCTTCATTGCACAAACAATGAATAGTGTTTTGTCAGATACTATAACTATCACATCACCTAATTCTTGGTCAGCGCAAAATTATACATACGCTACAGGCGCAAGTGGAGCAAGTGTTACTATAGGTAGCATTGATCCTGGCGTCTTTACTTGGAAACATCCTGAAGAATGGGTAGATAGTTTTCCAGATTATGACAAAGTAAAAGAGATGTGCGACAAATATCCTGCATTTAAAATTGCGTTTGACAAATTTAAACAAGTGTATGATTTGGTTGAAGACGATTTCGAAGCAAAGAAAGGTAATAAGTATGTTCCTTAAACTGTTAGAAAAATTAGATCGTAAACGTATTATTATGGATCGCGAATGTAACGAGCCATTAATCACCCGTTATTATCTTTTTTTAAAAGATCGTAAACATTTTCCATTTAACATATTCCTACACAAGTTTCACAAAGGCGATCCAGGTGATGTACATGATCACCCGTGGCCCTATGCCACATTTATCCTGGCAGGCGGATACTACGAGTACACTCCCATAATGGCATTTGGTAAAATGATTGGAGAAACTAAGCACTGGCGTGGACCAGGACATTTTCGTATCTGTAGTGCGTATAGTTATCATCGAATTGAATTGAAAGAGGGTGTGACTCCATGGACGTTGTTTATGCCTGGACCACAAGAACGAGAATGGGGATTTCTCGTAAAGAATAATTGGATACACAATGGCGAATACCTTACATACAAAGCAGAACACGCTAACAACTCTAAATAATATTTCAAATAGTGTACTTACTGCTGGGTCGAATGGTACAAGCTACACTACTGCTTGGACTAATCCAATTGAAAACAACATACTGACAGTTAAAAACAATCCTGCTGGATTAGATGTAAAAGGTACACTAGTTGTAAACGGTCGAGATTTAGAGGAACGGTTAGATACAATAGAAAAGGTCTTGCAAATTCCTGAAAGAGATGTTATACTTGAGCGTAAGCATCCAAAGCTAAAGAAATTGTATGATGAATACATCGAAGCATTAGGTAAGTATAGAACTTGGAATAATATTAAAGGAGAATAAAATGAAACTACACGAATCAATTGCACATACTAAAAAAGAAATGGTCATTAAAGAAAATGAAGGCTTTAGACTATCATTAGTGAAGTGGGAAGCAGTTGCTCCTAAAGGCATCTATTCGCTTCACCTAGTTCAAGAAAGTCTAGATGAAGATGGCGAAGTATGGGACACTAGTACATATAACTTTAATATGACCAAAGAAGAATTGCAATCACTTGCCCATGGGTTAGTTGCATGAAAAAAGTTTACTATAGCTGGGCACAAGTGCAAGGAGCATGTTTAGAGATTGCTCGCCAGCTATCTGCAGACAATTGGAGGCCTGACTATATTGTAGGTATAACCCGAGGCGGGCTTGTACCAGCTACACTACTAAGTCAATATACTGGCATTAAGATGCACACACTTAATGTCAGTCTTCGTGACGGCGATGGTGGAGAAAGTAATTTATGGATGGCTGAAGATGCATTCAATGGTTTGAAAATACTCATTGTGGACGATATCAATGATCAAGGATCTACGATCAATTGGATTAAACAAGATTGGCCAAGTGGTTGTTTGCCAGGTATGCCTAACTGGAATACCATTTGGGGTGATAATGTTCGCTTTGCTACACTGACTAGCAATATGGCAAGTAAAGAAACTGTTGACTACTCTGTATGGGAAGTTAACAAAGCAGAAGAGGACTGCTGGTTAGTTTATCCTTGGGAAGATTTTTGGCTATGACAACTGACTTAGAAAAGGCATTAGATGAAAACCGAGCTCCATGGAAACAAATTGAATTCCGAACAACAGACTTTTGGGTCTTCACAGACGGATATCCAGTCACCGAAGGGCATTTGCTTTTTGTGCCTACCCAAGAAAAGTTCGACAACATCGTGTCTTGCTACAAAGCAGCCTACAAGTTCGGCTACGACGGCGTGGCTTCTGAAAAGTGGCATGGATTTAACATCGGTCAAAACTGCGGAGAAGCCGCTGGGCAAACAGTAACATACCCACACATACACATGATTCCAAGACGAAAAGGTGACATGGAAGACCCAAGAGGAGGTGTCCGTCACGTAATACCAGAGAAAGGAAAATATTGATGACTTGGGAAAATAGAATCAAACATTTAGAAGAAGCACACCACGCTTTAGACAAACAGATAAACAATTTAGAAAAAAATGGATTATATGAAGACTCTAGGCTACATGATCTTAAAAAACAAAAATTGTTTATTAAAGACGAAATTGAAAAACTAAAGAAAGAACATGGAGTTAGCTGAAAATACTGTAACAGTAGCATGGGATAACCAAAACGGATTTTGGTGGAATGAAACCTGTGCGTTAGTTCTAGAAGTGTTCGGGTTGCCTGGTAGTCGGTATTCTAGTCATCCTATGCAGGATGCAATGTTTTTTATTTTTAATTCAAAAAAAGATGCCGACTTATGTCGAATATTATTGAGTGAAAGACTGTGATCAAAGATATCATCATTGTTGTATTAATCGGTATACTAGCTAGTATATTCTTGTATAACGCACCTCGAACTGAGGGTCGATGGTATGACTGTGGCATGGCTGAATGGCATCCTGATATACCTAACGAAGTAAAAGAAGAATGTCGCAGACGTGCTCTTGAACATTGGAATAAGAAAAATAATGATAAGTTGTCAGTTTAATCTATCTAACCCTTGGAGTAACAGGTTTGAGAACTTGTGGTGCAAGAGCTATGATACTCCGTTTAAAAACAAGTTCCTTGAACTAGAACTATTAAAGGATGCAAGCATTGTGTCGTTTATGTTTAGACTTTCTACTCGTCAAAGCCACGGTGGACTATACTTTGATTTAGGTCTTTTGGGCTACAGCTTCAGCTTTAACTTCTATGACAATCGTCATTGGAACTATGGTGCAGGCCGCTATTTTAAATACAATGAAGAAGAGGGAATGCACTAATGAAACAAAGAATAGAAAAATTGATCGAAACTCATTGGGTTGCATATTTGGTGTTATGGTTTGGTATAGGATTTATCCTTGGTCAATCTATCAAATGAATATAAAATGTTTGACATTTGCCTAAATAAAATGTACAATATATCATCGATCGGAGTATAAATGACAGACAACAGTAAAAATTTAGCACAAGCAATTAGAGAAAAAATGCAATCAGATGGCAAACGCTTTTGGGCCGGAGATAACATTAGCGAGTATGTTGAATCTGAGTTAGTTAAAGAGCAATTAATTAAAGAAGCAACTGTAGCATTTGAAAGTGTTTTAGATACACTGCTAATTGACAGAGAAAATGATCCAAACTCGCACGGTACTGCGAAGCGTCTAGCTAAAATGTACTACACAGAAATAATGGCAGGAAGATATGAACCAGCACCCGATGCAACAGCATTTCCAAATGACTCGCAGGACCGTTATGAAGGTATGTTGGTTGTTCGCAGTGAGCTTCGCAGTATGTGTAGCCATCATCACCAACCCGTTACCGGCGTTGCTTATATTGGTATTATTGCTGCCGAAAAACTTATCGGACTCAGCAAGTACACACGTATCGCACAGTGGTGTGCAAGACGAGGTACTCTCCAGGAGGAACTTTGTAATGACATTGCTAGGGAAATCAGCAAAGCAACAAACTCCACGAACGTAGCAGTTTACATACAAGCTGTTCATGGTTGTTGTGAGAATCGTGGCATTATGGCACACTCTAGTCTGACACAGACAACAGTATTAACTGGAACATTTAAAACTGATCCAGGTGCAAAGAAAGAGTTCTTTGATAACATTAAACTACAACAGGAGTTTGCACCGCGATGAATTCAGCAGACATGGCAAATAATTTAATTTTTAGAGCAAAGCATCTTCAAGAATTTGTAGTTACAACTAGTGTTCCAGAAGATTTTAAATTTAATGGCATTGTTCCTTTTGATATGGAAATTAAAGAGGAACAAATTTCAGCTAAGGTGCTTGCTATCGATTTTAACGAAGCAGTTGACACTTTCGACAAATGGCTGGAGACTTGTAAATGATCTTTTTTGACAAATGGCTTTATAAAAAAGTTCGAGACATGTGGGATAATAGACACAAATACGAAGAAACAAATACCGGATGGTTACAGGAGAAACATAGTATGGCAATTGGTCAAGCAATGGTAGAACGAGGTCGTCCAGAAGGCGAATCCCGTATTAGTTTTGAATTAAGTTCAGCAATAGGCGGTCGAATTCTTAATGTGCGAAGATATGATGACCGCAAAGATCGGCAAGATCAACAAACATATGTAATTCCAAACGGAGAAGATATCGGTGAACGAGTAGCAAAGATTGTTAACTTAGAGATGTTCAAACAATGATTGCACAACCAGTTGCAGAGGGTGTCTTAATTAGAAAAGACTACGGTGATGCCAAGATCTATCAAATTGTCTGCGAATGCGGAGACTGTGACCACTCTCATGATGTATGGGTAGAGGCAGAAGATCACGGAGTCACCGTAACAATCTATTCTAAGCAAAAGACCAAATGGTGGCAATCAAATCGCTGGAAGATCATTTGGACATTACTGACTAGAGGGTATGTTGAACGTGAGTCTACTATTATTATGTCCGAACAACAAGCTCTTAACTATGCTAATGTGTTACAATCAGCTGTGAAAGATGTAAAAGATTTTAGGAAAGAAAGAAATGTCAAAAATAAAAATAGCTGAACTGTTTTACAGTATTCAGGGAGAAGGACGCTACATGGGTGTCCCGTCTGTGTTTCTACGCACATTTGGTTGTAACTTTAAATGTGCAGGCTTTGGTATGCCGCAAGGCGAACTAAGCAACGAGATAGAATCAATTGCACAACGTATACAAGAGTTTAAAACATATGAAGAACTTCCACTGGTTAGTACTGGTTGCGATAGTTATGCTTCTTGGGATCCACGTTTTAAGGACCTTAGTCCTATGCTTACAACAGACGCCATTGCAGACAGAATCATGGAGATATTGCCCTTCAACGAATGGCAAGACGAGCATTTAGTTATTACTGGCGGTGAGCCGTTGCTAGGTTGGCAACGTGCTTATCCAGACTTGCTCAATCATGAAAAGATGCGTGGGTTGAAAGAGATTACTTTTGAAACAAACGGTACTCAAAAACTTGATCCTAAATTTAAAGAATATTTAACAGATTGGACATTTGGCAGTGATGAGAGAGAAATTACATTTAGTGTTAGTGCCAAACTAAGTTGTTCAGGCGAAAGTCGAAGCGAAGCAATCTGCCCAAGTATTGTATGCGAATACGAAGAAGTAGGTACTACATATCTTAAACTGGTTGTGGCAACAGAAGCAGATGCTGAAGAAGCATTGGAAACTGTGGACATTTATCGTGCTGAAGGATTTAAAGGTCCTGTATACTTGATGCCAGTGGGCGGTGTAGAAAGTGTTTATGCACTAAACAATCGTCGTGTAGCAGAACTAGCAATGGCAAATGGACTACGTTATAGTGACAGGTTGCAAGTGCCGTTATTTAAAAATGAGTGGGGAACTTAATGAAAAAATTTATTAAAAAGATATTCGGTATTGAAAAAATCGAAGCTGACAAATTGGCTGCTGATCAGGCACGAACAGAATCGTTAGCCAAAGCGGCGGAGGCTAAACTACAAGAAGAACAAGCCAAAGCGGCAGAAGAATTGGCTAAGATGACTCCAAAAGAACGTGCTACCAAAAGAGGTGAACCGTGGGTAGCTGTTTTGGATACGCACATTAATAAAGAAAATGTAAGAAATGGCTTTTTTGAGCTTGACTGGAACGATGAATTTATAGTACAATTAAAGCAAGCAGGATACGGTTATGATGCAGATCCCGTAGAAGAGATTGTAGATCGTTGGTTTAGAGATCTTGCACGTAACGTATTAGCCGAAGAAGGTCAGGACACATCAAGAGGTTCTGGCTATATTAATGTAAGTAAACTAGCAGACGGCAAAGCCGAGGTAAAATGAACTATATTTTAGTTGATACAGCAAATACATTCTTTCGTGCAAGGCATGTCATTAATGGCAGTGCTGATATCAAACTGGGTATGGCATTCCATATCACACTAAACAGTATTAAAAAAGCATGGCAAGATTTTAATGGTAGCCATGTTGTATTCTGTTTAGAGGGTCGAAGCTGGCGTAAGGACTTTTATGCTCCCTACAAACGTAACCGTAGCGAAGCTCGTGCCGCACACACAGTAAAAGAAGCAGAAGAAGAAACAGTCTTTTGGGAAGCGTTTGATACTTTTAAAGACTTTATTATTGAAAAGACAAACTGTACAGTTCTGCAAAATCCGCAACTTGAAGCAGATGACTTAATTGCTGGTTGGATTCAAACACATCCGAATGACAATCATATTATTATTTCGACAGATACAGATTTTGTACAGTTGATTGCGCCAAACGTTCGACAATATAATGGCGTAATGGAAACTACAATTACACATGAAGGCATCTTAGATAAAAAAGGCAAACGTGTAATTGATAAGAAAACAAACGAGCCTAAAGATATCCCTAATCCAGAATGGCTATTGTTTGAAAAATGTATGCGTGGCGATCCCACTGACAACGTCTTTAGTGCGTATCCTAAGGTACGTAAAAATAAACTGCAAGACGCATTTGAAGATCGTAGCAATAAAGGATTCGCGTGGAACAATATGATGTTGCAACGTTGGGTTGACCATAATGGTGCCGAACATCGCGTACTAGAAGATTACGAACGTAATCGCACACTGATTGATCTTGCGGCACAACCTAAAGAAATTAGAAAAGTCATTATAGAAACTATTGATGAAGGTGCAGTTCCAAAGTCTATTGATCAAGTTGGTATTAGACTAATGAAGTTTTGTAATCTATACGACTTAAAGAAAATTACTGATAATATAACACAGTATGCAGAACCATTCCAATCACGTTACCCTGAGTCAGCAGTAACGTGGCGCAAACTCACACAGGAGAATTAACATGGCAACTACTGAACAAAAACAAGAACTAATCGAAAGATTAAAATTCACTCCATGCACGTACACTATACAAATGTGGGGTTATGGCGGTGAATATGTTATGGGAACAGTAGAACGTAAGATTTACGATTATTTCAAACAACGTAGACTTAGTCTAAGTGATTATGCATGGGATAGCGACTATGCAGAAGAACATAACATTCCAGAAGACATGCAACCGTTTCCACCAGGTAGTTGGTATGAATGTGATGACATGGCACATACTAGTGGTGTTGATAGAAACGCTGGCACTTTGCAAATTTGCGATGAAAATGGCAACACTGTCTACGAACGTAGTTTAGATGATGTTGACGGATACAGTGATGATAGTCCAGAGATCGGTGGTGGGGATGAAGTGTGGATTGATAGTAAAGATCCTGGTACTGTGGTATTCATCGGTGTTAGTAACGAAAAAGGTACATTCTTTGAAAGTGAGATCGAACTTAACGAACCATTTGACATAACCAAACTATGTATTAGCTACGATGATATCGATGGTAACGAAATTGTAGGCATGGTCACTTATGATAACGAAGACCTTGATAACAATGGTGGCAGCACTAATGGTAAAAGTTCAGACTTTGGGTTTTATGTTGCTCATTCGAAAAAAGACGGCAAGTGGGAAATGTATAAAGACATGGACAGTATTGAATATGAAATGACTCCGTGGTTTCCTAAAAAAGTAAAACCAATTCGAGAAGGTGTTTACGAAGTCAAAACAGCAGGTAAGAATAGTTATACATATCAAGCCAAGTGGACTGGTAGCCGTTGGATCAATAATTGGCATGACGACGTTCCTGAAACTGAAGAATTAAAAATTAAAGAATGGCGAGGACTTGCTACAGATCCCGATGCCACAGTTGGAGAAGCACAGTGATAAAAGTTCAATCACAATTTAGTCACTGGCTAAGAAATCTTTGGTTAGATAATTGTGATGAACATCAAGTGTATGGTGAACAAAAATACACTATGCAAGAATATTGGAACAAATACAAATGGTGGCTGCGTAGAGAATACCGTCATCAAATGTCAAAGGAGAAAGTATGACAGAATTACACGCAAAGCCCATTGTCGATGGAGTACTTTGGGTAGTAGAACAAAATGGTGAAAAAGTAGGCACTTTACACAAAAAAGAAAATAACAAATACATACTATGTGCTTCTAGTGGGGAAATATATTTTAGTAAAAAATCAGAACTTACAAAAAAATTTGGTGATGACTTTTTCTTAAAAGGCTTTAAAACAACTGTTTCTCATATTGATGTTAATGAATGTCATGGACATCCTACTAAATGGACGCCGTATAATAGTATGTATGATGTAAGGCGTAAACTTCCGTTGTTTACAAAAAGCAATCAAAGTAAAAGTTTGTTTTGTGCAGGACATTATATTATTAAATTTCCAAAGAATTGGGTTAGAAGCTTTTGTCCTAAACTAATTACTATTGAAAGATATCCATTTACTGGTCCGTTTAAAACAGAAGAAGAAGCAAAAGAGGCATTGGCTAATGTCAAGTAATCCTATTAATACAACACCTCTACAGCAGTTCATTCAGCAGGTAAAAATGGCTGATATGAGCCAGCAAAAAGAGGTTAAATTAGATATGCGTACAGCAAAGGCATTGGCCTTTGCCATAGGTGAAGTCACTGTTAGATTAACTCAAGATTATGACAGCCTTGTACATATGCTAAAGAACACTACAAATGACACTATAACCGTTGAATTAGACGGTGGCGGGTTTGGTGATACAAAATAGTATAAATATATGCGTATATTTTGAGGATACGCATTATGAGTCGACCAAAGCCGAAAGTGCTGTTAGAGCATATTAATAAGAAAAATTATAAATGTGAACAAGTATTAGAAGCAGAAGCCATTTGGGCTGTTTTCTATAAAGGTGAGCCTTTTAATTTAAAGAGCTTTAGCAGTATAACCAGCTACCCCGGACCTAAATATAAAAAAGTAGCATTTAGTAACCCGGGACACGCTATTAACCTAGCAAAAAAACTAAATTTAACATTTGGATGCAGTGACTTTCAAGTCATGGTATTGACGAATGGCCAAGTATTAAAATGATTTCATCTTTGGCCTACACAAAAGTCTTCCTAACAACACAGGAAAAATCGTGTGATGAAGCCAATGTTAAACTGCACCATAGATTATGGTGGCAAAACCTAAGAACAAAAGATTCAGGCGGGTTACGATTAACCGAAGAGGGCTATAACCATCTAGCCAATATTTTGGAATTGAAAGAATACGAAGTTCCATTTACCGAACACGTAGAACTAAGCCCACAAACAATAATCTTTTTTGATCGATTTATCGATTGTCCGTATTACCTAACCAACCAAAGTATAACTGTATTTTCTGAAAAGAAAGCATTTGAGTTATATGTATTTTCGGATGATATTCGAAAATTTGGGCTAGTTAAGGCAATAAATGCCCGCAGAAAAGCGGAAGAATCCGAGTAAATTAGCCAAATTTCGCTTGACTTAGTTGGGGATTGGCGCTATAATAAACACATAGCAAATTTTTTAACCCCCGCAACTTAAGATAGGAACTTAGATGAGCGAAATTCTTTCCCGTACCGTAGGCCCGAAAGCGGCCAAAAAAGCAATCCGCAAGGGCTTTGCAAAACGTCGTCCAATTTTCCTCTGGGGGCCTCCCGGAATTGGCAAGTCAGACATTGTAAAACAATTGGGCGAAGATATTGGCGCCCATGTAATTGACGTTCGTCTAAGTTTGTGGGAACCTACAGACATTAAAGGTATTCCTTACTTTGATAGTAATGACAGTACTATGCGTTGGGCACCGCCTAGCGAACTTCCAGATGCAACTCTTGCATCTAAGCACAAGCAGATCATTTTGTTTATGGACGAAATGAACAGTGCGGCACCTGCTGTACAGGCTGCGGCTTATCAGCTCATTCTTAACCGTCGTGTTGGCACTTATACACTGCCTGACAATGTTGTAATGATTGCGGCTGGTAACCGTGAAGCAGATAAAGGTGTTACATATCGTATGCCTGCTCCGTTGGCTAACCGTTTTGTTCACTTGGAAATGGCTGTAAGCTGGGATGACTATAGTTACTGGGCTACAGACAATCGTATCCACAAGGATGTAGTTGGATATTTGACTTTCTCTAAGAAAGACCTGTACGACTTCGATCCAAAGTCTACTAGCCGTGCGTTTGCTACTCCTCGTTCATGGACTTTTGTTTCCGAGCTGTTGGAAGATGACGACACTGATGAAAGCACACTGACAGATTTGGTGTGTGGTGCTGTTGGTGAAGGTCTTGCTATCAAATTTATGGCTCACCGTAAGGTTGCAAGCAAGATGCCTAATCCCACAGACATCTTGACTGGTAAAGTTAAGAAAATGGACACTAAAGAAATTAGTGCTATGTACTCTTTGGCAGTTAGCCTGTGCTACGAACTTAAAGATGCTTCAGATAAGAATGCTAAAAATTGGAATGATCAAGTTAATTACTTTTTCAAATTCATTATGGACAACTTTGAAACTGAATTGGTCATTATGAGCACTAAACTTGCTCTTACCCAATACAACTTGCCGTTGGATCCAGATGAGATTGAATGCTTTGATGACTTCCATGCAAAATTTGGTAAGTATATTTCGGCCGCTACTGAAAAGAAGTGAAATATGCCGATTGACACCTCCTTCGGGAGGTGTTATAATATATACATTACATAGGAGCCGAAATGCAACATAGTCTAGATCCCGTAGTTGACAAAATTATTGTAGCCCGTGTGGGTTTGCTACTGCGCCATCCATTTTTTGGTAACATGGCTACACGTCTAAAAGTTGTAGATGCCAGTGATTGGTGCAAGACTGCGGCTACTGATGGACGTCACTTGTTTTACAGCCGCGATTTCTTCGAAGGTCTTACTACAAAACAAGTTGAATTTGTTGTAGCACACGAGATTCTGCATAATGTGTTTGATCACATGGGACGTCGTGAAGGGCGTGATGCTAAAATCTTTAACATTGCCGCAGACTATTGTGTTAACGGACAATTAGTGCGTGATCGTATTGGAGAGCAACCTCCAAAAATTAAAATTTTCCACGATCCAGTACACTATGGAAAAAGTGCAGAACAAGTCTATGACGAAATATACGATCAAATGGATGACGAGCAATTACAAGCCCTAGGCGAGTTGCTTGACGAACATATTGACTGGGAAAAAGAAGATGGTAGTGGCAATGCTCGTCCGCAGTATTCAAAAGAAGAGCTAAAACAGATTCGTGATGAGATCCGTGAAGCAACAATGCAGGCGGCTAATGCCGCAGGTGCAGGTAATGTGCCTGCCAGTGTTGCACGTATGATCAAAGAACTAACTGAACCTAAAATGAACTGGCGTGAACTATTGCGTCAACAAATCCAAAGTACAATTAGAAACGATTACAGTTTTAGTCGCCCTTCACGTAAAGGCTGGCATACTGGTGCAATACTGCCTGGTATGAAGTTTAATGAGACTATCGACATCGCTGTTAGTTTAGACATGTCAGGTAGTATTACTGATGCTATGGGCAGAGACTTTATCAGCGAACTTAAAGGCATTATGGACGAGTACAAAGAATACAACATTAAGTTGTGGTGCTTTGATACTAAAGTATATAATGAACAAGACTTCGATGCATTTAGCGGTGAAGACATTTATGATTACAAAATCATGGGTGGCGGTGGTACTGACTTTATGTGTAACTGGGAATACATGAAAGAGCATGACATTAACCCTAAGAAGTTTATTATGTTTACAGACGGCTACCCCTGGGACTCATGGGGCGATGATAGTTACTGTGATACATTGTTTATTATTCACGGGAACGATACTATTGTTCCGCCATTTGGAGCTCATGCTTACTATGAATTTGATAAAAAGTAATTATGGCAATTAAGAATGGCAAGCCGAACCCATTAAATTTCTTGGATCTAAGACGGGTGGATTTTCCAGCCCGTCATTTCCATTTTACTACAATCCTAAAGTACAGCCCATCTTCGGTAAAAAAGATGGATGATTGGATTTTTACTAATTTAAACGGACGTTATTATATAGGTCAAGGGATTGATTTAGACCACAACAACTCTGTTGTATACATTACAAAACTGGGATTTGAACAAGAAAAAGAAATGAGCTTTTTCCTGCTATCATATTCAAATCTGTAACTTCTAAATTATTATACGGCTATATAATGATGTCGTCATTAAGGAGATATCATGACTGAAAAAACTAAAGAAGAATTAAAAACAAATGGTGCCCCAGAGGCCGCACCTACTACAGCTCAAGAACCGGCTGCTGACAACGATTTAAATATTAATGATTTGAACGCAATGAAACAAATTATTGATATCGCTAGTGGACGCGGTGCGTTCAAAGCAGGGGAGATGGAAGCCGTGGGCAAAATCTATAACAAACTAGCAAATTTCTTAGCGCAAGTAGCCGCTAAAGGACAACAAAATGGTTGATTTAAAACACGTAGGCAGGATCGCTGCCACTGGTAGAAAATGTTTAGTAGCATACAAAACATTGCCAGGAGAATCGAATAGCTGTTTGATTATCCAAACAGAGAGTTTGCCAGATGAACAACATAATGCATTAATTAATTTAGTTGAATCACCTGCTGGACAAGAGGCAGGAGAATTTGCTGAAGTATTAGCAAGAAGTCATTTCCCTGACGGAAGCGTTATGTTGGCTGCGCTACACGTTCAAGGCAAACTAACCAAGGTAGCAACTGATCAAGTTGAAATGGTTCCTAACTTTACAACAAAGGTTAACTTAGCCGAACTAAACAGTATCATTGCACAGCAAATGAACGTGGCTGTAGATGACTTGGCTATTAAGTCATCTCAAGTAACTAAGCCAAATGTTGAAGTTACAGAAGTTGCCAGTATAAATGAAATTCCTTCAGGAATTGCAGATGCTGGTAAGACTACATCAACTAGTGTAAACGAAACTGCACCAGTAACATTTGAATCGCCAGAAGAAGAAGCAAAGTTTTATCGCAGTCAAGCTGATAAACTAGCCAAAGAAGCTGCCGCAATGCGTAGAAAGGCCGAGGAATTATCCCCAATCAAGAAAAAATGACATCTAAGAAGCTTTCAAAAGATGTCATCGAACGTTGGCCTGAAGTGTTTGGAGAAGTTACTTTAAACGTAGTACCTTTAAAGTATCTTCATTCAATACAGATTAAATTTAGAGACAACAAAGTTTGGGATATCGCTATCGGTGCAAAAAATAATGATACCGATTGGGTCGCTATAGAGAAGAATATCCACGAAATTTTTACAACGTATCAAGAAGAAATTGACAACGTAGATTTTAAACTAGATACTGAAAAAATTAAACGAGATATTGTTAAAAGTACAAACAAATTTTTAAAGACAAAGAAATTAAGATGAAAGTAAAATTAGTATCGTATAGTCAAGCATCTGATGAATTTGCAAAAAACGGGATTGATGACGTGCAAGAGCTTATCGCTTTTTGTGCCCGTGTAAGCAACCCCTCAAATCAGTTTAATACAGAAACTAGTGAAAAACTTATTGGTTATCTAATCAAGCACCAACATTGGAGTCCGCTCGAAATGGTCAGTGCTTGTTTAGAAATTGAAACAACAAGAGATATTGCTAGACAAATTTTAAGACATAGAAGTTTCAGCTTCCAAGAATTCAGTCAACGATATGCTGATCCTACTAAAGACTTAGACTTTGTAATCCGTGAAGCTAGACTACAGGATACTAAGAACAGACAAAATAGTGTTAAAACCGAAGATGTAGAATTGCAGGCTTGGTGGGATGCTAAACAGAAATTCATCATTGAAACTGTCAAAACAACTTATGCAGAAGCAATTGAACGTGGAATCGCCAAAGAGCAAGCCCGTGCTATTTTACCAGAAGGTAATACAGTAAGTCGCTTGTATATGAATGGCACATTACGTAGTTGGATTCACTTTATCGAGTTGCGTAGTGCTAATGGCACACAACTAGAGCATCAAGAAGTTGCTCGAGAGTGTGCTTGCGTTATTGCTGCCATATTCCCAATGGTCAAAAATCACGTACATTAATTAGTAAACGTTTTATCGCCGGGCCACAAAGGTAACTTTGTTCCCGGCTTTCTTTTGGGTATTTTACTATCAGCACTGCTTACACAACTGTCTGTAACACAAGGTTGTGGGCCATCAAATAATTTAAATCCAGTTTCAATGTTGCCTAAAGGTGCATCATGGCAACTATAGCTACGCTTGATTGATCCGTCAGGTTCACGTATAATGATACTGCGATAGCCACTGCTACATTCCCAGTCTCTAAACTTATTAAAGTTAAAAGCATTAAATCGTTCTGCTTGATCCATGTACCAAACCTTTTTAGTTTTATCGACGAACTCAACTTGAAAGTGTTGCGGTATAGTATCTTGGCTGTATATCGGGTCTGGCTCTTTTTTAAATGTAGGCTGAGGACGTTCAACTAGTTTTGCGAGTGCGGATTTTGCCTCTGTGAAGGCACGTTGTGGCATGCCGTTATGCAATACCTTAAGCATTTCCGGAGTATATCCGTCAACTACTCTACTAGCAGTAGGATCACTCTGCGGCTTTAATGTTACATTAATTCCCCTATTATGAAAATACAGTGCATTCTCATAATCCCTATCAAACCATTCCGGAACCATAACCATGTTGATAGTTACTTGAACATCGTGCTGTTGGCATAGATCTAGCTTGTCAGCAAACTCTGACATTTTTTCTTTTGTATTAACGTGTTCAGTATGTAAACTGGCAGTTATACTTGCTCTGTGAAATTTACTTACAGCAGGGCAATATTCTTCTTTATGCCACTTTAGTGTACGACTCATGTTTGTAGTCATGTGTACACTTGTATAATTTGTGTTACCAGCATCATTGTTTAAGTGGTTAAGAATGTCAATATATCCAGGATGGAATGTTGGCTCTCCTCCACTTAGACTAAAATGGAAACTATTAAATCCACGTTCACGAGCTTGACGTTTTATTTCATCTACTGTTGCCAAACAAAGTTCAGTAGGTCTATGATCTTTTTTGTCACTGCGAGCATAAGGCCAGCAGTAGCTACAGTTATAATTACAAAATCTTCCTAATAACCAACTTACAGTAAACAGGTCACGATATAACATTGTACGCTGTCCTACACGCTCAATGTCACCATAAGGAATTTGTGTAAAATCGTAAGCCGACTTTGTTAAATCATTCATATAAATCTTTCATTGTATCATAAAGCTCTGTGTTATAATCTTTCCAATGCTCTGATCGCAGTTCATTAAGGATCGAGTCTTGTTTAATAAATTTGTTAATATCGCCTGGTCTATTAAGCTCGTCTAATACCACTTTAAATAAAGGTATATCAATACTAGTGTTCCAATCAGTAATTTTGGCTTTGATTAGTTCTTTTGCAGTATTAGGTAAATGTCTAGGCAACATCCAATCAGGCCCGTCAGCTAACACGTAATCAATATTCATCTTAGGAAAATTAGTTTTTATAAAAGTGTACAGTAAATCAATTTGATTTAAGTTATATATACTAGCAACTGAATGTAGACCAACTGAATTTTTATCTAACTTTTCACTAAAATTATTGTAGAACCAATGCAGGTTTTCTACTGTTTTTTCCCACTTGCTACCTTTTCTTAAAAAGTCATTTAATGTACCATATGCGTCAATACTTAGATTAATCCTAACTTGTTTGCATTCGCTTAATAATGAATACAGTTCAGTAGAAGGAACCATCGTTGCATTTGTTGTAAGCATTATTGATAAATTTTTTCGATCACATCGTTTTAGTACATCAATAAATTTATCCTCATCCATCAAAGGTTCGCCACCTATTAACTTAATAGCTCGTAATTTAGATAAGTCATATGAGCTTAATACTACGTTTTGCTCAATAATGCCTTTAGGTATTTTCATCCCTAATGCTTTTGCATCACTATACCAACTTGTACTTAACTCTGGTCCACACATACGACATTTGTTATTACATGTGTTACTCAATGCTAAATCCAAATATACAAGAGAGGGTTCAGTATTTCCAATATCTAATCCAAAATCTTTACCTTTTTCCATAAAGTACATTCGTGTACTCTTACCTGTCTTTTCTTCATTTTCATAACATTTAGAACATCCTTCAACAGGCTCGTTGTTTCTCATTTTATTTCGAATGTCTTCTAAAAATTCATGATTAAAAACATTAGGGTCAGTTATCTTAAAGTCCTCTGGAACTGTGTCCCAGCGAAATATACAACAAGGAAATACACGGCCATTAGGACGTATTGCCAAATGGCTAAATGGCAGTGGGCAATAGCTTTTAGTCATTATTCATCCATTTAGTAAGTAAGGGATCTAAAAAATCATTATAATTTTGATTCCTAGAAAGGTCAAACAACGTAGATTCATCTACTATTAATTGTCTATTCTCTTTGTTGTTGTTTATAGCGTTATCGATTTGTTTAATTAAGTTAACAACTTTACCGTCTTCTAAATTATTCTCATTGAGAATATAAGGAGCAATGCGGGTCTTTGCTTCTTCTAAAATATGAATTGGCAAATGCTTTAGTGCAATGCCCCTATCAACATCATAGATTTCAGCAAATCCTATCGAAGCGCCTTTGGTTACACTTCTTACCCACTCAATATAGTCTGGGATATTTAATAAATTATGAGCACTGACTACCATTGTGAAATTTAGTACTTTGTCATAATTAGTTACATTGTTAATATAATTAACAACACTTTCATTCATTTGTTCAAATGTTGCCGGGTACCTAATATATTCGTAGGCTTTATCAACACCATCAATACTAAATGTATGTTTATTTCGTTTAAACTGATTTATGATATCAACAAGCTCATCATTAAACTGTGTAGCATTAGTATGAAACATTAGTGTAGTGTGTTTAGCATTACCCGTTTCAACATAACGTTTTAATAGTTGTAAAACTTTGTTATCATAAAACGGTTCTCCACCCGATGCTTTAATAACTTTAATTGTATCAGTGTTATTCATCATCCAATCCCACTGGATTGATTTAGTTGCTTCTATGGCGTAGGACTTTACCCAACGTTTTGTAGTCTTTTCAGCTAGTTCTAATAGGCCATTCTTTTCAAAATATTGATAATCGGCCATTAATTGATGACTTGCCGTTGGTGTACACATCCTGCATCGTAGATTGCAGATGTTAGATGCAGTTATATCAATGACAGAAAGCCCATCTTCCTCATATCCGTAATCTGTATTTGAATATTCTCTAAAGGATTTTAACCCCCTGTCTTCTTGTTCCCAGCAAACTTTACAAGCGGAATCTTTTACGCCGTTTGATAAATTTTGCCTTAATAACTCCATTCGAGGATGATCAAACATTTCTTGCGGTGTTAACAAATGCATATCAGGAATATCTAATACAGGATCATCTGAAGGAAGATTTCCCATCATGCAACATGGCCAAAACTCTCGTAACTTATTGCCATCAAATTCTTTAATGGCAATTTCTCTAAAAGGATATCTGCAATACGTTTTACTTGACATTTTTTTCCTCTAACAAAGAGTTGTTGAATACGTTTTTATCAACATGTCTAAATAATACCTTTTGGTAAGATTCTTTATTAGAACTCTTTGGCGCACATAATCCACATCCGCAAGTATGTTTAGGACAAATTATAGTAGGCATTGTTTCACTTTCTAATCTAGCCTTCAACTCTGCTAAAATTTTGTCACCCTCACTTAACTTACCGATAGGACCGCGTGTTCCACCAAACTGTGCTTGACATGTTTGATGATGAAATACGCTATCTGTCTGTTGTTCAATGTGCATAAAGAACCAGTTGACACTACAATGCCATCCTTTAAATTCTCTAAAATCAACAAACTTACTTTTACGATCAGAGTCGGGTTCACAACTGTTACTTAGACACATGGTCCTGCTTCCACAGCAAGGTCTTCCAATCTTTAATGCTAACTCTTTTTTTTCTTCACTCATGCCATCTGTACCTTTTTAGTATTGTTTGCCCAGTAATCTTTGAACCATGTAGTCTGTTGTTCAGTGTACATATGAGCAAAATTACTTCTACTATCTGGCTCTTCTCCAATAATTCTAGGCACATACTTAATATCTTTGCTATCTAAGAAGTCGCATACTGCAATACATTCATCAAAGTACGCGGCATGAAACATAACATTAATACTGATTGTACACTTATGTTCTTTACCATAAGTAGCAAACTGTACCATACGGTCTTTAACTTGTTGCTTTAACTTGTTGTCAGCTTCTGCGTGGTAACTGATTGTTATGTGATCAAAATTTTCCATAACTTGCGTTGCCATCTTTTCGCCCATTGCACCGTTACTTGTTAGCGCAAAACTACATTCATATTTGTCTTTGTATTTCTGCTCGTATGTTTCTCTAATGTATTTTGCAAACGGGATAAAGTTAGGATTTACAGTTGGTTCACCACCAGTGAAGCTAATACTTGCCCGTTTATAATCTCTATATGTCATGTATAAATTAACGTACTCTAATACAAAGTCGCTATTTTTAATAAGATCATCTAAAGTAGCATGTGGACTAAAGTTGTCATGCCTGTGAGCTGGACAATAACTGCAATCGTAATTGCAACGGCGTCCAGTGTCCCATGTGACTTGGAACACATTTCCGTCTAACAGATCAACTGTATCAAAACTAGCCATTAAATATAATCCTTAAATTTTGGTTCTACATCTAGTAAATTCTCATCTCGAATGGAATCTAGTTGTTTTGTATATTTTACAAACTCATCCCAGTATTCATCGTGATAACTCTCGCTATTCATATAGCCGGTAACACCTTTAACTATGTCTTCTGCTTGTTTAATAACATGCTCATTATATCCGCATGTTTTTACCCACTCTAAGAACTCTTGAAAACTCTGTGTTACTTCTTTCTTGTAAGCATCTGGTAGGACTCTTACATTTAAATGCTTTGGATGGTGTGCTACGTGGTGCGTAATAATAGGACGGCGGTTAGTCGAGTTAACTCTTTTAAGACCGCTTTCACTAAGTTTCCATTTCATAAAATCAATCATATGATTTACATTATATGCAGTGACTGTAAACGCTACCCAAGAGATAATATTACTTGGCAGTGCATCTACTTTACGTAAATTATCTAATGTTTTATCCCACTTGGCCGGACTTCTCTGATACTCTTGTACTGCACCCATACCGTCAACACTTGCTCCGACACGTACTTGTTTAAAGCTCTTCCACAGATTAGTAACACGAGTAGGTAATGTACTCATGTTTGTATTGTATTCAATAATGATGTGTTTCGCGGCGTCATTATCTACGCACCGTTCAAGAAAATCATAATGACGTTCTATTAGCATAGGCTCACCGCCAGCAAAATACACATGTTCAATGTTGTGTATGTTTGCTTCGAGCTGTTCCCAGAACGGCTCATATTCTGGCCAGTTAAATGCCGCAACTTTATCATCAACAATTTCCATTATTCCCGAAGTGTCTTTAAACTTGTTAGTTCCCGTTAATTTAATCCAGTCGCTGTACCATGCACTACTATCAGTAGGGCCGCACATGCGACATTTTAAATTACAAAAATTACCGAAGCGTAAATCATAGTATACTACAGGAAAGTCCCCTGTGTCAATACTACCATCATCATTTGTTCTAGCTCTAACGTCATCAATGTTCAATTTCCATTGTTCATTCTCGTATGTACGTCTACTAACTAGGCCATTTGTTTCTTCATTCTTACAGCGACCACATTCGTCACTCCAAACATCATTAAGCATGTTGAGACGCATGGACTTCATCATGTCTGTATTTCTAGCATCGCATAACTTATCTTTGCCAGCGTTAAATGCAGTACCATCTTCTTTACGGATTACTCCTTGATTCTTAGTCACGTTGGCTTGACAGCAAACACGTATGTCACCGTTGGCACGTATTGCTTGGAAATTCCAAGGAACTGGACAGAATGTTTTAGACATTTTTTATTTTTTCCAATGTTTCACTCAACTTGGCAGTAGCCCAATCTCGCTCAAGGCACCAAAAACAAGTACCGCATTCAGGAACCTTCATTCCTGGAGTATATTCTTTATGACTTGCTACTACTTCTTTGATTGCTTTAGCATTAACATCGCCTTCACAGCTTCGTGTAATATCTAATAGATCAGTAATTCCAAATAAATGATATTGTGCAATAATCCAAGACTTATCAACAAATCTAAAAGGATGGCATAAAAATCTATCGTTGGTGTAAATTAACACGTCTCGAATTTCGCCTTCACTTGCAGTTTTTTGCCTGTTGGCCATTTTCTTTGGGAAGTCTTCTTCTAAAGGATTTTGCGAAGTAGCGTTAAAAATTGCATTAAGTTTATGCTTGAACACACAGTATTCATTGAAGCCATATATAGAAATTTGATCACCACTTCTCATATGATCCGTATAAACTAGATCCCTAAAAACATTGCCAGATACTCCATGCTCTAACTCAGGTGTAATGAAGTTTTCATGGCGTTCTCCAATTATATCAGGGAACATTTCTTTTAAATGTTTGTAAACTTCGACACTAACTGGGCCTTGCCATGGGCGTGTGGTCCAACACCTAACATGCGTTATAATGTCAATAGTACATTTAAAATTATTTTCTGTAATTATTTTACATAGCAAATATGTAAGACATGCGCTGTCTGCACCGCCTGACAAGTTCATTCCTATTTTGTTCCACTTGGCACTAAATGGAATTTCTAATCCATTAATTTTAAAAAATTGTATAGCGTGTTCAGTACCAATGTTTGCTTCTAGTTGGCCTAGGTTATGATATATTGCATTAGATTGTTCAAACATCGCTAACCCTTTCTATGTTTCCGTTTACAAATTTATATTTTTTCATGTAATCATTAAAATTGTGTTTCCATATCACATCTGTCTTTCTAATAAAAATCATAAATGCATCCCATTCTGATTCTTTTGGGATATGATTAAAAATATAATCCTCAATGTCCTTTAGAGCTCGAAGTGCAGACTTGATATCCTTAAACTCACCGGTACGAGAATCAAATCCTCTGCGATGTTTATATTGCTCTAAATTAGCTTTACGCTTTGCATCTTCATCCATTACTATTTTGTAAGCACTTTGAATATCTTGTTTGACTTCATCTTTAAATTTCATTGTCATCAATGCAGGATTCATATAACGCGGTGTATAAACTATAGCAGAATTAATATGATCCACATCAAGGGTCATAAACGATTCAAATACGTTTTCAATGTCCATTATTTGATATGCACTTGTTGTACACACAATGTTAAGTTCGCACTTTCTATCCACTGCTCTAAACTTTTCAACATTGCTTTTTAAAACGTCCCAATCACCAGTTCTAAAGTATTCGTATATGTTAGTACCTGCATCAAGTGACATATGTATTAGTCCTCGACCAAACGGTGCTAGTAAATTAGATAACTTAACAGGATCAAATTTAGCATTAAAATTAGAGTGAAATGTTAATGCAATGTTCTTTGCATTAGGATGATTTGCAAGTTTTTCTAAACAAGGAAAAAATTGTTTTTGATATAACACTTCGCCGCCAGCAAAATCTATTTTTCTAATATTAGGAAAATGTGTATTCAAATCATTAACAATTTGTTCCATCTCTTCAATTGAAATAGATATTGATAAATCCTCGTCCTTACTTTGCTTATGAAATTCTCTTGTTAACTGTATAAGTTTGTTATCTTTATCTTCTTTGTCAGACTTATAATTTTTTAACTTACTCATCCATCCGCTTGAATATACATCACTGCAATGTAAGCAGGCAAAATTACAACTATTACTAAAACGTAACTCAATATGTTTTACCGAGGCAAAATCAATTTCGCCAGTTAATGCATTATACATGTCAAGATCAAATGCAATTTCTGGCATTTGATCAAAATCCTGCCGCATAGATTTTGCGCCGATATCCTCTACTTCTTTACATAGATGGCATCCTGGAGACCACTGCCCAGACATTAACTCTTTTCTATGCTGTTTAAATTTTTCAGAGTTGATGATTTCTGAAGGCTTAATCACATGCGTATCTTTGTAGATATGCAACTGATCAGATTGTTGTGGGCAACTGGTTACAAATCCATTTTTGTAATTTAATGCGCCAAGTGCATATGGACACAATAACTGCTTAGCCATTGAATATGTCCTTCATCTCAGAAAACACGGTAGCAAAATCAATACCTCGTTGCATGTCACATAAATCAAGGAACTCTTTCATTTCAGGAAGTCTGACAGTCCAGTCTTCACTTTCCATAAACTTCAACATGCCTTCTAAACGACTAATGCCATAACTAGCATTACGCCATTGTTCATAAGTAACTTTACCTTTGTGCCACTCTGGGACACCTTTTTCCCAATTAGCTTCCCACCAAGGATAAAATTCTTCATACTTCTTACGGCATGCTTCTTTGAACCATTTAGGCAGTACTTTGACATTTAGATGGGGTGGGTGATAAACAAAGTGATAGTTAACTCCGCCGGCGCCAAAGGGCCACATGTTAATTTTCTTAAAGCCTTGTTCCAACTTCCACTTAATAAAGTCTGGAATATAATAGATGTTTAAAGCCTGTACCGCACAAGCCACAGTAACTTCTGTGTTATCAGGAGTCTGTGTATCTAGTATACGGAATACTTCAGCAGTTCTTTCCCACTTACTAGGATAACGAATATAATCGTTCATCTCTTCGATGCTGTCTACACTATAGTGAAAGCGTACTAGCTTAAATTGTTTCCACAGATCAAACAAGTCGTCACGCCATTCTACACCATTGCTGTTGTAACGTAGCTCTAAGTTCTTAGCATGGCCCTGCCTAATACATTCTTCTAGAATTTCGTAGTGTTCTTCAATAATTAAACTTTCGCCACCTGCAAAGTATAACTGTTGCATATTAGGGATTTGTTCATAAAACTGTTTCCAGAATACTGGATTGTTTTTATGCCAGTTATAACTACTACCATTTGTTGAACCTTTGTTAGCCCAAAGGGTAGTTTGTTTTAATGTTGGGTTAGTAATCTTAGGATGGATTGCTTGCCAATCTTTAATCCACCCACTGCTATCATGCGGACTACACATTACACAGGCTAATTGGCATTTGGTGCCAAATCGTAAATCAATATAATTCAATTGGGGTGGAACTGCACCTTCTTCACTTGTATCTGCAATTAGCTTGTCCAAGTCAACACGCTCACTCCAATAAGCAGTTTCCCACATACGTTTGCTATTATGGCCGGCTGCTTCTTCTTTATAGCATTTGATACAGCTAGGTGGTTGTTCACCGTTAAGCATTTGCTTACGAACGTTTTTCATATATGTGCTATTCCAACTAGATTGGAAATCACTTACATTCAAGTTTGCAGGTTTACCTTCATCTGTTTTAAGAATACCGACCATGCCGCCGTGTGCTTTGTCATTTGTAGGGCCTACACTACTAGCGTTGGCTGTACAACATACTCGCATACTACCGTCAGGGCGTGTACTTAAATGCACCCATGGTAATATGCAAAATGTTTCTGATGGAAGTTTACGATCTGTCATTTAAATTTAATCTCATTTTGATATGCTTTTTTGTATCCGCAAGTTTTAATACATCTTGCAAGATGTTGATTGTGTGCAGGATCCCAACTCATTGCTAGTGTTTCACTAAACCATCTGTTTTGTAATACATCGTCGATGCTTTTGTCTTTTAAACTATTCCATCCAGCATCATATTCGCTAAGTTTCTTACGTATACCTTCTTTATCTTTAAAATAGCTGTCCCATAAGAAACAACAAGGCCACATAGTTTGATCAGCGGCTATAAAAATTTCACCTTCGTGTACTAACTTACAAACAATAGAGTCTAGAATTTCATGCTTTTTAGCTTCTTCATCAATAACACGCTGACTCCAAGTTTCCTCGTTTTCAAGAACTGGAATTTCTGGTTCTTTATATGTTTCAATAAATTGTTGTAATTCTTTAACTTGTTCTTTTTTGCTATGTTCTTTATCGCCAGTTGTTGTAATCACAACTTCTTCTTTAATTACTTTTTTTGTTACGCCATCTTTTTTACGTACAACTGCTACCCAATCATGCATACTATTACGCATACCAGTACGAGTGGCAAACTTAAATCCCAACCGTTTAGCATGTTCTTCAGCAACGGCCAACTCGTGTTCATTATGGTCGAACACAATAAACATCCACGTGCCATTGCCGCCACCTTGAGCATAAGCTGTCATATTTCTATTAATGACATCAAACACAGTGTTGACACGATAAATGTGATTGGTTTCTTTGTGACCATCAACGCAGAATACAACATCAACTTTTCTAGTACGATTGCTAACTTCTCCTAATTGTTTCCACCAGTCCGCAGTTTGTACGCCGCCATTTGTACTTAATTGGCAATACCCGCCGTTCAAAGTCAAATAATCTACCATAGGCAAACAGTCAGGATTAAATGCAGGGTCACCAAGAACTCCGCAAAATTTAAAACGCTTGTCTTTAATATGTCTTGACGTTGGGAACAATCTCTTTAAATCATCAATTCCAAAACTGTTAATTTCTAAAATATCAGGATTTTGTGTCCTAGCACATCCAGGGCAGGCTGCATTACAGTTGCTTGTAATCTCTAATTCAATCTTGTTAATATCATCTATGTTCATTTAAATTGTTCCGCAAAGGCATCATATTTACCGCAAGTCTTAGCACACACGGATAATTTGCCTTCCGCACATGATGGTTTATTCCAACTATCTGGAATAACTTTTTGAAAATACATGCCATCTATTATTTTCTCTAAACTGTGTTCTTTGGCGTTCAGTGAATTCTTTCCGACTTGATCTATTGCTTGCCATATTTGTGTGCCCGCTTTTGTGTGGTACCAAACATACATCTGCCCAGCAGTCCAGCAACATGGTTGCACTATTCCTTCAGCACTAACGTACACAGATTTTTCTTCAGCAACTTTGCATTTAATTTGTGCAGAATCTAATTCTAATTCCATTTTAGTCTTCTTAGCTGGATCTAGATTGAATCTCTGCGGGCCCTGTATTGCTATTGCTTCGGTCTGTTTAGACGGTAGAAATTTAACAGCTTCAGTTTTACCCAATATACCACTTAGCTGATCTAATACGCTATTTCTATATTTAGAATTTGTAGGTGCTTGTAACAATGCAGTTTCGGCACCTTTACGATTAGTAGCTTGATGTACTTCTTTTGTAGTACCACTAGCATTGCTAAAAAATCTAGCAGACTTTTTGTATTGAAATTTTTCAAAGCCCATTTGTTTTGACAGTGCTTCTGCTTCATCTACTTGATGCTCATTGTGTGCAAATACAATGTAATCCCATCTAGCTCGGCCACCAGCATTGATAAATGCTTGAGCATTTTCCATTATTTTAGCCCATACTGTATTTTGTCTATATAAGTGATTAGTGTCCTCTAACCCATCAATACTAAAAACTACGTGACTCTTTTGTCCCAACACTTTTGCTAAATTAGCCCACCAGTCAGGTTTCTTAGCACTGCCGTTTGTGTGCATACTAAGATGTATTTTAGGGTTATGTTGTCTAAAATATTCAAATACTTCCAATGTATCTTTTGCGGCGATAGGATCGCCATAGTTGCCGCACATATATAATCTATCTAACTGTGCAATAAACGTGGGACTAAAAATTGTTTTACAATCTTCTAAACTTAATTCAGCATTTGTTAAATGCGGATTTTCTTCACCACCGTTAATATTTCTAGCACACATTGGACAGGCAGCATTACACGCTTCTGTAATTTCTAAATGAACTGATTTTATTTCATTTGCTCTATACATTACTAATCCAGTATTAACTTTACATCTTTGCCAGGGCCCACTTTGCTAGGTAAATCTCCGTGCTGTTCAACATACCACTTAATAACAGCCTTATACCAATTTTGACTGTTATGATGTGCTTCTTTATTGAATTTGTGTATATTGTTATTAGTGGCTTCAAAAGAACTCAAAGCTCTGGCAGCTTCTTTTTGCAGTTCACGAAGAGAAAATTCATCTATATTCACGGTCTTCCAATAAGCATATATCGCTTATAGCCTGTTAATTGTAACACACCTTCGTACAAAAGTCTAGTCATAGGAAACTTTTTCTTCATTTCTCCCATGCTATGAATTGAATTAATGTGATCTTCAACTTCATGTAGATTATTAGATTGGATAACAAACAAGGGATCTGTTTCCAAAGGGCGGTTAACAAACTTGTGGTACCAATCTTCGTGAAAGTGTTCAGCACTGGTATTGATAATTAGATCAGGATTAGACTTTTCACTGACCAATAGATCATTTGCATAATTTTTGAGTTTGTAATCACACCCTGTTCTGTACAACCAGCTCATGTCATTTAGATCAACTTCTGCAGATTTAATTTGATAGTTTTCAATTTTATCTACATTGAAGATTTGATCGCTGACCTTACAAGCAGTTGGGTCAATATCTAACACACGAATTTTGTCATAAGTTATTTCTGCATGATCCATAAAATATCTAAGTTGGCCAAACCAACCTGCAAGGAAAAAGACCATGTTAAAATCTGTTTTAATTTTTGCTAGTTCAGTTACTAACCAAATTTTGCTGTTCACTTGTCCACGACTGAACGCATCTTGTAATGCTAATGGGTTATGCTGTTCTCTATAATATTTGTTGATAATTTTAAAAATCAATTCATTAGGATACAACAACGATAATGCAGAACTAATTTCATTTAATTTCATATTGTCACTTGCATTAGCAGTGTGACTATAAAAATTTAAAACATTAAATATGTCTTTTTCAGTTAGATCTTTGGGCAACGATTCCAACATAACATTGCGTAGGGTATGCGCTTTATTTTCTGAATACATTACTTTTAAAAAATTAGCGCAGGAATCTGCAATGTCATTGCTTTGCTTAAACCTAAAATAATCTTCTAGTCCGTGTAACCAGCTAATACTATCAGTGTTCTTTTCCATTATATTCCTTATTAAACTGTTCTTCAAGCCATGAAAAATCGTTAATCATTGTTAGTGCGGCAATATCATCCTTATGCATCATTCCGTATTTTGTACCAGCTTTGGCGCCTAAAATAGCATACTTACCAAACTGCTTATCTTGTCCTACTGTACACCAAGTACGTAATCTAATATTTGTTTCTTCTTCTTTTTGTCGATCAATTACTTTACTTGATAATTTACAACATTCTCTAAATGCACTTTTCCAAGTATTAAACGCATCAGTATTGAATGATGTAATATTGCTAACTTTTTCCATAGCTCTAAAATGCTTGCTAATACTAGTAGTCATGTCTGGCTTACTTGTATCCATATTAACTGTTAGATATCTCGGTAATAACTTTACACCGCCGTTACCGTACTCTAAATAATTTACAGGATTTAAACTACGCCATACATGGACTGTTTGGGTTGTCCATTTATCAACCTTATGGTCAAAATTAAAACTATCTAAAACTTCTGCGTCACCATCAACAACCCAAAACATTTCTGTAAAACATTTCTTAGCGGCAACAATATGTGCATTATGTATTCCCTTAACACCGTGTACACGTTTAGCCATAGGAAATCTAGATTTTAACCTGTTCCAATTAATATCTGCATTAATTTCCTGGTAGCTTATAAACACTATATCGTACATTATTTCTCCACTATAAAATTATTAGGCATTCTTGGTGGATTAGTATATAAGGTTTTAAATAATTTGCTCTGTTCACTTGTGTATGGATCAGCTATAGCTAGGTCTAGTTCATACTTGAGCGTTTCACCAATACCCATAATTTCAAATGGTAGCATTTTTTCAGTTGTCTTACTATCATGTTCTTCCCAATAGGAATTTAGCCACTTAAAATCTCTAACATTGACATAGTCCCAGTCGGTGCAATTAGTCATATAGCACCCTTGTCGAGCTCCGTATATTGCCCACTGGCCGTTTAATACGTCCATGCCTACATGCATCCATACTAGTAGTCGATGAAAGTTTTTCCAATGAACTTGTTTATTAAAATTTTTAGGATCTGCTTTACTTCCTTCTAACAATCCCATTTTAACTCCTTCTCGGAAACCTGCTCGCCATGCCTGTTGCGGTGTTGCGTTATTATGTACATCACTCATGCACTCTGCCATTTGAATATAATTAATATCCCAACAAAAATCAACCTGTGTTTTGGCATTGTCTGACTCTGCATTTTCATGAGTTTTCATATCTAAAACAAGTTGAGTTGGCCAACATTTGATCCCGCCGTTGCCATACACTAGACCATTAATAGTATTCCTGGCACCCCAACTAATAACACTATTACCAAGATCAACTTCGTCTTTAAACTCTATTTCCTGTTTTAAAAATTCTGTACGAATTGTGTTATCACCGTCAACTACAATTAAACGTTCTGTTTCACAAATTTTTGCACAGGCTTTGTGGGCGGCATCACTGCCATCGACGCCGTGTACACGTTTTGCCCAAGGCACTTTTGTTAATAAATCTGCATAATTTTTTTCTGCATTAGGTTCATCGTAACTTAGATATACAATATCGCAATCAATAATTTTAATTTTTTTACTCATTTTACTAGTATCCCGTATGAATTAAATTGCTTCATAGTCGTTACGCTTGGAATTTTTGGTGTATAATTACACGCTAATACAATACTATTAACTAGATCATTTCCTGTAACTTGTAGAGTTTCAATCAAGTAATGCGGATCTCTATCCTTAACTAGGAAAAAACTATAAATTTTATCTATCGAATACTGATGCACTGTTTGTATGCCAGCGTCATTTAATACAAACTGCCAAGTTTTATTTGTTTTATCAAATATAATCGTTAAATCTTTTAGCATTTCACTACCTACTAAAGGAATAGTATAAAGCAAATTGTTGGCAATATCTATGCTACTTTCATCCTTTAAATTATTTTCATAATTAAACTTAAAATAATCAATTTTATATCTGCCAAAATCTTTTTTACCTAATAAAAAATCTTTTAGTTTTTCTTCTGATACTTCTAAATAATCCTTTGCGCTATCTTTAACATTAGATATTGAAAGTATATTTCCAAAATCGTTATAATACACATACATGTTAGGATGTATGTAAGACAACTGTTTTACTTGCTCAAGTTGTTCTAATGTTAATTCATCAGACATGGTTATCCTCTATCATTGATAACATTTCTTTAGTTAGAAAATCATCTTCAGTATAATGAAACACACCTGTTTGCAAAAAGTTACCAACAGTTAATTGTTTGTTTAAACTAAAATAGGACCCAACAACATCTCTCCAATTTCCTGGAGTATTTTCCCACCCCTGAATAGCAGGTTTCATATGGGTAAATGTTGGTGCGACTGTAACAAATTCTTCATGTGCATCTAAAAATTTAACTGCTAGTGCGGCATTTAAATCCATACTACAAAACTTTTGCTTTGCACCTGGCAAAAATTTTTCATAAAATTCTTTATAGTTTTCAGTTATAATTTGTAGCCACTTGTAAAACTCAAATGCTCGCTTGTTCTTTTTAAAATAATGAATACCCATATATACGTTAGGCAACGTATTATCAGTAAATGTTTTACGATAAAAATCATTAGCAATCGCACAACCTTTGTAATCAGTAACATGCCCTGTAAGAGCAACATCTTTTGATGACATTAAATCCCACCAGTGATCATTAGATGACAGTAATAACATATCAGTGTCATATACTAAATTTTCTTTAAATGGGGTTGCGTGAATTATCTTCCAACGATTTTCAATTTTCCAAACAGTGTCTTTGGCACTGTCGGTCCATGGAATATCAACCACATGATCAAACGCATGCCTATATTCATCTGGCACTGTATCATTTGTAATAATGCAAGTTTGATTAATTAAGTTGTGTTGTTTGATTGTCAATGCTAAAGCATAAGCCTGCGTAACATAATCCACGTTAGAATTTTGTGCTAAAAATACGTGCCCTTTAGACATTAGTTGCTTCCTCTCGAATGCACCTAATTAAACTACGCTTATTCATTACATGGACATCTAATAACTCAGTTTTTAATGCTGTATATTCTGCGTTTGTTGTTTTCTTTTGTACCAAAAATTTCATTTTATTGTTTTTAACCTGCAACAATAAATCTCTATCTAATGTATAGTGTAACTTGTTCGCTAAAGGAGTAGCAAAATTGCCTGGAGTAAAGCCATTCAACATGTGTATCGCAATACTGAATGCAATATCATTCCTAAATCTTGCACTTGGCAATTGATATAACTTAACAAAATAAGGCCAATTATCACGAATGTGCTCAATTAGTACAAAAAAGCTCTTGTTAATTTCTGTTTTTCTAAAAAAGAAAACAGTAGCCCAATAGAACGGAATACTGTATTCATTGATATAATCAAACTCGCTGGTATCTCGCCAACCAGCTAAATCATTATATTCTTTGTAAATTAAAAAATCGTTAGGCTGTTGCCAACAATATTGCAAAAATGTCGAATTAATAATATAATCGCTGTCGATAACTAATGTCTCATCGTACGGACTTAGTTCAAAACAATTTACTCTATTAGAATTTTTCCAAACAACGTTTTGAAAGTTATTAGTGCCGTCATAAAAACGTTTAGTTTGATTTGTTGTATCTGTTGAATTAATTATTTTGTCAAATACATCCACGTCATCGGGGAATGTTTTTAACAGCCAATCTTTACTGTCAGTTATCAAACTAACAGGTTTATTAAGTTGTGCCTTTGCTTTTTTAGCCGCGAATATTGCAAGCTCAACGTAGTCCACGTCGCCGCTATTAAAGGCAAAAATTAATACGCCCTGTGTCATAAGTCTACTAAACTCTCAACAGAACGACTGGTTTTTAATTTTTGATATTGTGAATGGTATTCGTTAGTTGCTAATGCGTACACATTTAGGATATCTTCCAAAAACTTGTTTAAATCAGTAATGTCAACGGGTAAATTATTGTCATCAACTAGTACTGCATCTAATTGCCCAAGATCAATTAGTGTTTTTGTGAAATTTATCAGTTCTCTAGTAACTTGAAAACTAGCACCATTGTAAAAAAATGCAGTATTCTGACTATACTGCTCAAATAGAATTTTCTTTTGACTTGCCAAAGTAGTCATGTAATTGGCAATATCAAACGCTTTTTGTAACTGTTCGTCCATAGACTCTCCTAAGCACTATTATACTACATAGTAGTTATAGTGTCAAGAGTTATGGACTATTAAATTCCGGATTGGGTATGTGAAGGAGCTGTTAATGACACGTTCGTGCCTGTTGGCAGAAATATCTTAACTGTACTAGCAAGAATGCCGTCGATATCTTCGTCTACAGCAGGGCCAAGAGGAGCAAATTGTCCGTCAACGCCACCACCGCCGACGCCGCCGGTGATTTGGTCACCTGCGTCATCGTCTCTAAATTGAATTGTAAAATACAGTATATTAGCTGTATTGTCATTGGCATTTTTTCTAACTTGGATATTGTAATCGTTTTCTACATAGACGCCTGCGGCAGAAGGTTTCAAAAATACAGTTGTATTTGAAGTAGTAATTCCGTACCAGCCTGTAGTAGTTAGACACGTAGTAGCACCAGATCCGCTATAATTAGTTCCACTAGCATTAAATGTAATAGTACCCATATCGTTTAATAGTGTTGTCCAAGCCGTGTTTTTATTTGTTGACGACCCGCTTGCTCTACTAGCACTGAATCTAAACTGTCCACCAGCATTGAAAAAGAAACGTGCGGCATTGGCACTGGCAAAAGTAACTGTAACTGTATGAGTTATTACCCCGTTCCATGCAGTAGTCCTAATTGCAGGACTAAACAAGTCAGACAACGTGCCTTGATTAGCGGCAATTGTGAGACGGTTTGTATTACATAAGTTACCAAAATCTTTATACTGGTTAGCAAATGCGTCATCAATAATTAAACTAGAGTTAGGAACATCTAGATTGGCCGCTTGGTCCGTGCCAGTTTGATGTTGTCTAATTTTAAGTAAGTCAGTACGAAGATTATTCCACTGACTTACTGTGACCTTAGCTCCAGAAGCAGTTTGAGCACTTGAAATACTTTGGCCATAACCAGAATCAGCAAGACCAGTGCCCAGTAAAAATTCGGTTGCACTTTGAATGCTGTTATAATCGGCAGCATAAATTACGTTACCTTCTGATTTTGGAAAAATTCCGGGTGATCCAATAGCCATAGTATATCTCTTTTAGTGTCCTGTCTATATTTATATTATAGTATAACTGCTTCGACTAGTTTAGTCAATACATCATTGCTTGTTTCTAACGCAATTCCAAATACATCAGCATATTGATGCATTGTAGCCACAATAGCTGTGCCGTTTGCTGAAGCAACGAGTCTGTCACCCTTTTTAACTGCACCAGAAACTTTAACTGGGACACGCCCTTTAAGAGCAACTGCCTGTCCTTCGGCGTCTTTATTCATTAAATAAGCAGGATTAGCAGAAATAACACCAATAGCTCTATCACCAAACTTAGATGCTGTTACTTCCTTTTCTCCGCCAACGGTCACTACTGTGCCAACTTCATATTCTAAATCAGTGGCATACTTTTCTGCCAAGTCAGCGTATTGTGCTTCAGTTGCAGTACCGTGAAATACGTTTGCATATAAGTCGCCTGAACCGTTTCTGGCAGCAATAGTATCTACACCAGCTGCCGTAGAACTAGTTCTATATGTGCCGCCAACATTTAAGCTGTCTGATTGTGTTGCTGTGCCATTGAAACTAGTAGCATATATTGTAGCATATTTGTAACTAGAAGAACCAATGTTTGACGAATTATTTGTGCCAGGCAATATGTCTAAACCAACTAATTTAAGCGGAGTCTTAACACCACTAGACGTAGTTTTAAACACAATAGTGTCGCTGACATCATTTATGATTGTTGGCGTTGTCCCGTCAATGAATACACGTAAATCATTATCATTACCAACTGTGTAACCAACGTCTGCAAAACGTTGTACGGCTGTTGGGTATTGTGAAACGTCATTTCTTACAAATTTGTTAGCATCAACGCCACCTAATTTAGCTGAGTTACTAGAAGTACCCCAGAAGTAATGATCTGTTTCTGTAACTCCGCCCTGTGTACTAGTAGTATTAACTAGTGTAAGACCTTTCTTGATTACATCAAATCCAGTGATTGCATTTATGTCGTTGTCAAGGGTAAATTCTGTCTTAGAAATAATATAAACTGTCTCGCCGTTTACTACAGCTTCAATAATTGGCTGAGTTCCTGCCAGTGTATCAGTAACACTACGACTTCTTAATTCAGTTGTTTCTGCATCAGCAACAGCTTGTGGACCAACCAGTACAAACTGTGTTCCGGCCCAAGCAAAAAGCTGGCTAGTATCAGTATTGAACCAAAAATCGCCTTCACTAAGACCTGTAGGAGCTGTTGAACTAACTTCTGCGCCGCCAGTTGTTTTAAATTTAGCGCCATCATAAAACTTTAGCTTCTTATTAGCACTGTCATACCAGATCTGACCAGTAGTTTTTCTTGGTGGTTCTGCGGAACTTGCGAAATTTTCAAGCAAGAATACAAAATTTTCATTTTGTACTTCTCCATATCCAGCAACGTTTTTACCAATCAATTTGATATCAAACGTATTGTCAACAGTTCCGTCTTCCACTGTTGTTGCTAATGTACCGTTATACTTATTAATGTTGTAAGGCATTCCTTAACCCCTTTTTTATATTTATGTTAAACTGGTGCATTGTTATATACCCAGCCTCTGTTAGCGCCTGTATACACAAGAGTAAAGGCAGCGCCTTCTGTACTCACCGTTAAATCTGATGTGGCGGCATTAATTTTGTTTCCGTTTCTACTAATAGTTAAAGAATTAGAATCAAACCCGTTTGCAGATCCATCTACAAACATGATATAATCTCCAATAGCAGGCAAAGCAGGCATGGTGATAATTATTCCACCAGTAGTTGTATCTACAATTAGCCTATCTCCAGCAACTGCTGTATAATTTGCAGTTTTTGTTTGCCATCTTGGTTTAAAATTGCCACCAGTCATTGTTAAATTGCCAGAAATTGTTTGATTTCCTGACACAGTCAACAACGATCCATTAAATGTTAAGTTGCCACTATCTTGCAATCGTCCACTTGCACCTGCTAGTAAAACTCTTCCGCTAGTTAACTCGGACACATTAACCGTATTTAATGTGGAAGTTCCACTAACATTAAATGTACCACCAACATCCAAAGTATGTGCTGGAGAACTATTTAAAATTCCCACATACCAAGCAGTTGTATTATCGTCTGGAACAATTGATAGTGTTTCAATTAACGTATTTGCGTTTTTAACCTTAATTCTATAATCTTGTTTAGATGTGTTACTTACTAGTTGGAAAGATGAGGAACTTATGTTGATTTCATTGTTCTGATTGGGGCCCAATATTAAGGGCTTTGTATTTTGAATAGTTAACGTAGCAGCCATACTGGTATTTCCACCCGTCGCTTCTGTACTAACAAAACTACTAGTTGTTTTTAAAGTTCCTGCAGGGCTTACCAGTGCATCGGCTTTTGTTGCCGTAACATGGAATTTTAAGCCTGTGATATTAGAAGCCGTAAATCCTTTCTTAACATCACCAGTAAATCCGTCATTAGACAAATCTGCGGCATCTGCTGTACTAGGTGTAAATTCTTCTTTACTAAATATTCCTAATAATACTTGACCAGCCCATAATTTAACAATAACTTTTAAATTGCCTGATGAATCTAATATACTTCTAACTTCTTGGCCTGAAATTCCTTGCTCATCTGTATAAGCAGGGCCTGCTAGTAACAAATCTGTACCATCATAAAAATAAAGTTGATTTGTTAAGTTATTAATCCACAGGTCACCTTGAATCAAATTTGTTGGGGTTGAGCTAGATACGATCGGGCCGCCGCTTGTTCTAAATCCAGTGCCGTCATAAACTTTTAGTCGACCGTCACTTGTATCAAACCAAATTTGTCCAAGTATAGGATAATTTGGAGCAGTTGAATTAGCAAAATTTTCTAATAAATGTACAAGATTTTCATTAAATGACTCACCATAATTAGAAACATTTTTACCTAGTAACGTTAAATCTGTACTAGTTTGGTCTATTGCGCTATCAAGTAATTGTGTTAATTCTGAACCGTCAGTTTTATTAATCGTATATGCCATTACGCAATCCTACCTGTAAATATAATGTAGTTAATAGCTTGATAGTGGTTAGTAATTCCCACTGGCACACTTAATGTTGGCGAAGTAAGGTCGTCAGTAAAAACTCCACCACTATCAACCATTAGTTGACCTTGACCAACTGCTGTTAAACCATTTGAAGCTTCTGCATTCGTATCTGTTGGTGAGCCAGTTCTTGGTGCAAATGCATAAAATTGACTTCCCGCATTTCCTTTAAGATTATGAACGTGTTCTGGAAGATTATTTGTTTCAATAACAACTTCTTCTGCGCCACCTTGACCACCTAGTTGATCGGCTGCAACGTCAGTTACTCTATTAGCACTAACGCCGCCCATGTCATCTTTACCTAGCGGGAAACGTCCTCTAAGGTCTGGTAGAGCAAAAGTTCCTACTCCAGATAATAAACTAAGCGATTTATAATTGTATTGGATTGCCGCAAATAGTACAGGAAAGTTAGCAATTAGTACTTCACTTCCGTCACACAACAGATAGCCTGTAGGTACAGTTGCTCCGGCAAAAGGCAAAATTGCTCCTGCTGGCACTGTTGCAATATTTGAAATAAACTTTTCTTTCGTTATTCTCTTTAAAGATCCTGATCTGTTAATCAATAATTCATCAGTAACAAATGAATCTGTAGCAACTGCCTTATTAGCAATAAAGCTACTACTGATAATACCTGTTAGTACCGCAGTTGTCGAATCGCCAGGTCCGCCAATGTTTACGTTGGCATATCCTACAACATCACTAGCTTGTAACAGATCGCCGTTGCCATCTAATGCATCACCTAAGCTAAGTGTAGTACTACTTTGTAAACTATTTGCAGTTCCAGAAATATTACCTGTTAAAAATCCAGTAAAACTTCCAGTAAACGTATCTGCAATAATATCATCAGCATACACAGTTTTCCAGCGTGTTGTGTCAGTACCCAAATCGTGTGTACTATCAACTTTTGGAACTACTGCATCCAGTGAGCTAGTGCCAGTTACCGTTAATCCGTTGCCGACACGCAATAATTTTGCTATGCTGGCACCGCCGGCAGTTGTAATACTACCAGTAGTTAAACTTGAAGTGTCATCAGTGCCTGTAATTTTTAACTGTCCGTCGGTACGGATATTTCCATGAACGTCTACTGTTTCACCAGGATTAGTTTTATTAAATCCAACATTAGTACTACTGTCAATACGTACAATAGGATCAGTAGAAGTGCCTTTTACTTTAAAGTCAATGCTTGATCCAGAAATCTTATTTGAAATTACTGCGGCATTATTTTCAATAGATATTGATAAAGATAAATCACCACCAATACTTACACCAGTATTATTTCTAACACTTAGTTGAAAGTTTGTAACGCTTGCTTCATCTTTTCTTAAAAAGTTAACTGCGGCTACTGCGGCAGTGCCTACTACTAGTGCATCAGCTTTTTCAGCAGTACCCCATAATTTATTACCACCAGAACTAGAATTAAAATTCTTTGTGCTGATGTTAATGCCTTGTTTAATTGTTGCATATCCTAGTAGTGCTGCCTTAGGAGTAAAATCTCGTTCACTAATAATTGAAACACATTCACCGTTGACGAACATCTTTAAGACTGGGCGAGCTAAGTCAGTAGTGTCAATTATTGATTCAAATTTTGCACCAGTGGTACTGCCGCTGGTGTATTCTGGTCCAACTAAGATCCACGATGAGCCGTTATATAATTTTAATTGTTGGTTGTCAGTATCAACCCATAAATCACCGATGACCCCAGTAGTTGGGGCAGTTGTAGATTTTTTAACATGCCCTGATGACACCCAATTGGTGCCATTGTAAACTTTCAACCCGTTTTCAATACCAACTGTTGTATTAAACCACAGTTGTCCCGTAATAGGATTTGAAGGTTGAGAACTTTTTGCAAAATTTTCTAAAATATGTAAAAAGTTTTCTGCAATATATTGAGCGTATCCTGGATAATTCTTACCAACAAAGGTCAAACTTTTTTCAGAGTTGATCGTTTGATCTTCTACAGTTAACGGAGTCTTTGTAGTATCTGTAAATCTTACTTGATAACTCATATTATGCTCCAGCTATGCCAGTTAAACTCTGGATACGAACAGTGTAATCAATTTGAATTAATCTGTTTAACGACTTTTGCACTGGATGGAAAATAACATGTGTTAACAACTTGCTATTTCCAGAGCTACTATAAGATTTTAATCCTAACTCATCAAATACAAAATCGCTATCATTATTCGTTGTATTATCAAATGCACTTTGTCCCGATGGCTCGCCGTAGTCTAGTAAGCAGGTAACAAATACATCAGTATAATTAACACCAGTAACGTGACGTGTTTCAATGTAGTTTCTTGTAGGATCAACATTGCTCACGCTTCTATCATCGACTACTTTTGCATATGTTTCGTTATATAAACTAGCGTTAGTGCCTGTACTGTTAGGAGTCAAATAAGTAATAATACCTGTTGGATCTACTGCTGTGCCGCCGTTGCCAAATGCCATTTCATAGATAAATCCTTGCCCAGAATTGGCAATGCTGTCAGCTAGTGCGATACTAATATTTTCATAGTGAATAGCATTACGCTTGTCTACATAGATTTCTTTAGTAGTTGGGCTCCATATTTTGATATGTCCCTCAATATGGAGTCCTGTTAGATCTTTACTCTGCATGTTAATCTCTCTTTATCCAGTATTTAGTTGAATTCATTATGTACTAGTATTAAATCAAACTCCATAATTAATCCCAAGCTCCGCCATTTTGTTGCCAAGCACCATCTGTAAAGATTAAAGTACACAGTCCAGTACCCTCATAAAAGCCATCTCCAGAATTTTCGTATATTCTAAATGGCAATAACGTGGCGCCGGTCAGCGTTCCAGCAATACGACTATTAGCAACTGATACCTGTACGTCGCCCGGAACAGTACCATTTTGTGGAACTAGATACATGATCTGTCCTTCAACACCGTCGGCTAATGAGTAAGCACCGTCAGCTAGTTTGTTAATAGATTTAGTTAGATCTATGGCTGTGGCGGTTATAATGTTTGTCAGTGTCGCTACTGTAAAGGTAACGTCATCTACACCCACAGTTCCACCTAACGAACCGCCACCTAATAATACTCCATAATCGCCAACACTTAGATTAGGATTGCTGGCAGTAACTACAGCACTGATATCACCATTAGCCGCCACTGTGATATTGAGTGTAAATCCTGCGGCAAATGCTACACCATTCACTGTGCCTACGTTTAGATTAGTATTGTTGCTAGGTGATACTGTAACAGTTGCGGCCTCACCTTTACCAATGTCCACCCCATTTACACCAGTCTTGGCCACTGTGCCTGTGATAACAGCACCTGGAAGTGTAGTCTTACCTTGATTGTCTAGAGTTATGTCACGATCAGTAACACCATCTAATGCCTTGGTTCTCAGTGTAACAGTGCCACCACCTGTGGTTGCTCCGCCAGTACCTGCCTGTATTAAGATATTACCACCTTGTGTATCGTTAGTGCTATCTCCAGCATAGATATAAACAGCGCCGCCTGATCTACCTAATGTAACATCTCCTTGATTGTATCCACCGTCACCTGCTTCTAGCGTTAGGTCAGCACCACCACCTGCTAGGTTACTGCCTGTTGTATTGGCATCACCACCAACGCCGCTTCGAATATTAACAGGACCGCCCCAACCAGCATTGTATTCAGTGCCGGCAATGCCGCCTGTACCACCAACAATATTTAAAGTACCGCCGTTGCCACCGCCGTCATTATAATCAGCATTACCGCCGCTGCCAGCATTGATATCTATAGCGCCACCATTGATGTCTGATCTAACCTTGTCGCCTGCTTTGATAAGGATAGCGTCACCTGCTCTAACGGCTATGTCTCCTGTCCATTTGCTTTCAATGTTAACATTCCAACCGCTGCCAGAAATAAACTCCATACGGTTATTTTGATCTAATATAGCCATACGGTTTTCAGCCACTGTAGATATCACAAGCTCAGTCACAGTGGTTGGATCTGTTGCTGGTACTTCTGTTACATATAAACTAACTTGATCCATCCCAACATCGACGTAATCATAAGTTAATGAAATATTCTCGTTGATTGTGATAGTTGTGGCCACAGACTGGGCTAGTCTTAGACTTAGATACTCTCTAAGACTCGAAATAGGATCTACAAATACTATCTTACCCTGAGAAGATTCAACA